ACATTTTGTTCTACTCATTAGCTTCAAATTTTACAGTATTATCCACTCCAGACAATAATTGTAAAACCTCCTCTTGTAATTGTTCATCACTCATATTCAACATCTTCTCAAGGGCAGAAGATACCCCACGACTAGCGCGCTCTATTGCAATGCCTTCCACAAGCATTCTTACCGCAACATTAGCATTAAGTTCCTTTTCATGCCCTTGGAGATAAGTCATACCCATATCCTGCATTTCTTTGCCGGTCTTGGCATGACGAGAGAGCATCTCTACTTTCTCCTTGACCATGCGCACTTGAAGTTCTTTTTCGACTTCGGCATCAATCTGGATGGCGGTTTGCTTATATTCCTGTATCCAATTAGTCAATGTCAGGGCGGTAGGTTTCGCTCCCGTATCCGATTCTGGTAACATTTCAAATAGGCGATTATGCCCTGGTTTGCCTCCACTATACCAGACTTCAAAGCATTTTAACTTATATTCGGCATTGAACTCCCATTTAGGCATGAAAATTATCCCTACATTCTATTAATATTGGTGCAGATACTTTACAAGATACTCGATGCGCCCAAGCATGACATTTTAAGCATAAAGGTATTTGATTGCCTATTTGCATCCATGCCTTAGGTAAACGCGATTTTGGTACAATTTCATGCAAAGTTATAGCTTCTTTTCCACACTTGACACAGTGTCCATTATACTTCTTACAAATCTTAATCTCCTCAGGAGACCAATCAGTAGACCAATCAGTCAAGGATGCCATATCGTTTAGCATACATACTTTCATATTTATCATCAAAGGATTGATGAATAAGCCATTCAAAGAACCTAGCGCGGGTAGTATATATAGTCATGGCATGGCGTACTATTTTTCTATTCCAGGCATCTTCATCAAGGGCTACTTCTGCGCCTGCCTTAATATAGATTTCTCTAGCCTCAGCGGAATTATTTACTACCCATTTAATAGCAGATGCCCAGACAGCATAAGCTGTAAAGGGTTTGTCAGTATATAAGTTTATTCTTCCTTTACCAGCCAAGTTTCTAGTTACTTTCTCTGTAGACCCCAATTCGTACCAGAGGAGGAAACATTCCTTACCATCTAATTGTGGATATATATATTGATGATCAATTGACATTTCTAATTATCTCCTATATTTCAAGTCTTTTTAACAGAAGAGATATTGAATTAGTACAATGCATTAATCTATCTTTACAAATCATAAAACTTTGGTCTAGGGAGGAAGTTGTTTTAGTTAATGTTTCACCAGATTTTTCATTTGGTTCTGGAGGAACCGGCGTAAGAATTGGCTCAAGACGAGTAGACAATTCCTTAATACATCCCCCAAGATCATCAATTGCTCCCTCAAGATATTTCAAGGTAACAAATAGGGGTCTTGGTTCAGATACAGCATCACAACCTACATTATCAGAATATGCACACATTTTATTTTCTCCTTCATAATTTTATTTGATTCAGGAGGCACATACACCGCCCTCCTTGTAAACTTTACTTTTAGTATTAATATTATTAATTAATATATATTATATATAGAGTAGAAAAAGCCTGTCAAGGTTTCAAAGATAGAAAAAGTATAAGAGTTTTATTAGAAATCTCTGAAGGGGATTGACTTTATTTCAATTATGCCTATAATATATTTGTTTCTATTCAATTTCTCCGAGCGTTCAAGGCGTATGGAAGGTGCAATGCGCCAACCTAAATGCAAAATTGGGATCGTTTCCCTACCGGAGACCTGAGCATCCTGCTTGTATGGCAAAATAGCAAACACAAGGCTAGAGTGGACAATTAACAATTGAATAGCGAAGAACAACGGAAAAGACCTGACAGGAAATTTCGGGGGTTCTCGCAAATGGGATTAAGTATATCTGTATTACAAGCAGGATGCATAAACTAGGTGCGGTCTCGCCAACCGATAAACGCGCTGGAATGGATGTTTTGGCTAACTTGCTACGGATAACCCCAGGGTTTGGCAGCCTAGTTTATATAAAAGGAGATAAAAATGAATACATTTAGGAAAGAATTAGAAGGATTAATAAATAAATACAGTATGGAAAATGGTTCTAATACTCCGGACTTTATTCTAGCAGAGTTTTTATGGGGATGTTTGAAGTCTTTTGATAAAGCCACAAATCGGCGGGAAAATTGGTATGGATACGAACCAGAATTTCAAAAAACCCAAATTTTATCAGTAAAATAAACCAAAAAGTGATATGATTTAGATGGTTTTGACAAAAATAACTTTGAAAAGGAACAAGAAATGCCCAAATTTCCAAAAATAGCCTCAGTTATTGTCCTTTTAGCAAGTTCTGTTGCTGGAGGACTTTTTGCATATAATTCTGCTCAGAAGAACATCCCATTGCCAAGATTAACTCCCAACTGCATCACAAATGCCAGTCAAGGAGGTTTTGTAGTTGGTTGTGGCACATCTGCGACTGGACATAAGATTTATTTGGTATCTAAACCCATAATGAATGTCGCATCTGCACAATGGGTAATCCCTCAATATCAAGAGGGCGATGAATATATTTATACGGGCGAATGGTCAGTCTATCCTGATCCAGTTCAACTTACTGCCCCTGTGGATATTCATGTAAGTTGTCCAGGAGTAACACCCGTGCCAATTACACCTTCTCCTACAACTCCTCCGTCCCCAACTCCACCTCCAGCAGGTACAGTATTTCATCCTGGAACAAGTGGACAGAGTGAAGCACTACCGCCTGGATGGTGTACGATGGGATTTTCTGCATATTACGATTTAGCAGGGAAACCTCTCTTTGGACAGAAATTTGCAATTACCAATGCCCATTGTTGTACGGAGATGACATCGAAGGGGTTTCCGTCATACGCCAACCCATTGGGGAAGTTTGGTTTCTATATTCCAGCTTTAGGCAAGCCAAATCCTAAATTAGTTGGTAAAGTAATTTATTGGTCTCCAGTTGCGCCACCTAATGACTACTACGCGGTTTATGATGCCTGCGCAGTTCAGTTGAATGCTGGATATGATATGGACAATGTAATCCCTAGTGTGGGGAATGTAACAAAGGCAATAGTCGCAGAAATTCCAATAGGTACTAGGGTTGCGGGTGTAGGTGTAACTGGTGGGTATCGAGAAGCCAAACTTGTTTGCACAGACTGTTGCATCCAAATAGCAACTAGCCCAACGACTTGGGTATCCTTCTGTGATACAGATATTATTTATGGGATAAAGTACAATGAAGGCAAAAATCAATATATAGCGATGCAACCTGGAGATAGTGGTACAATGTTTGTCTTATTGGATACGGCGGTAACTAAGACCTTTGCTGGATTAGGATTTGCTGGAAGTTCCGAAGGATATGGCGTAATGGGTTCAGCGGATTTAGTTTTACAGGGAATGCATCTAAGTTTAAGTAAACCATAAGGAGAAAATATGAATAGTTGGCAACCAATTGAAACTGCACCGAAAGACGGTACGTGTATTTTAGTATGGGATGGTAGTGAAATCAACACCGCCGAATGGCGTTGTGCCAACGATTTTGAAGTAGTTCGTCACAGATTTCTATCAAAAACTTATGGCTGGTATATTCCGTATTCTGAACAAGATGAGCAGGGTGGCGCAGTTGATGTCCAAGCTACTCATTGGATGCCTTTACCAGAACCGCCACAGGAATGACACGGTGTCAATAAATGACTAAACAACAGGCAACGACCAAACATGGTGGACAACGTAAGTACGGCAGAAATAAGGAAAAATGTACGGCATATAAGAATGCCCATACAAGAGAGAGAAATAAGGCAAAGAGAGTATTGCAGAGTAGTGGCACAAAAGCCTGCGAAAAATATTGTAAACTTACTGGAGTAAAGTTACCAGCAAGATATTGGATGTTAGCGCAAAAGGAGCATAAGCATGGATAGAACCTATCCTTATGAGCCAGATGCATATTGTGATGATTGTGGATGTTTAGGTGCATTTGATGTCATGGGTGATTATTACTGTTCGAAGTGCCTAGAACTTAATTTGCGTAATGATGATACAGATGATATGGATAATTGGAATGAAGAAGATTGACACGGTGTCTAAGTGAAACTATTCAAGATAAGTAAATTTTACAGTCTCACGACCAAGCGGCAGGAATGGCAAGTAATCTTTGAACAAACTATCCATGAGGATATAGGCGGGAACGGAGTAACCTATACAGACCTACGATGTTATTATTCCCCAAGGTTACTATTTGCGCTCCTAAAGGGGATATGGAGTGAATTATGGAAATCCAAATGACTAATATATGGATAGATTTTTCCAATTATGCGCCAGGGTTGCCACGAGAGAAAGTAGTTGAATGGGCAATACTTCCTTCTGGACGTATTGTAGCAATGACTAATCAAGAATCATTCTGGTTTGAGGCAGATGGAACATCGCCAAAGGGCAGTTATCTAGTTAATTGGTCTCCCAAATGACTAAATTGCATGAGAAATGGGCAATAGACTGACCAAATATGTACTTTGTACTACGATAATTAGCAAATAACCAATTAAAGGAGATAAGAATATATGGAAGAAAAGAATGCATAGAATTAGCGATGAACCATCATATAGATATGATGTTCCATTTTTTCTGCTTAAAGGGATATATGGTTGGATTGGATGCAATCGCCAAAGGATTAAAGTTATCTGGAAAGTTAGAGGGAGTGCATGGAGATTTAGCCCCGCAGATGTGGCGCAATTCTGAAGCAGATCGCAGATGAGTAATGGAATATGTAACCCAGGATGCAATTACAACAATGGAAATCTACAAAGCGTCCTCCATAAATAAATCTGTAACTTGGACATCCTTAAAGGGTAGATTGCAATATGTACCAATAGGGGAATGGCTTCCGATAACGGAGTGTCTAAAAATGCCCCTTCCTGACCAATCATGGATGAATAAGCCAACAAGTCGAGGAAGTTTTACGGAATGGATAGATGCAGGGGAGATAATATAGATTGCAACCAGATAACATAATCTAAATATAGCACTGTGTCATTAATAATTCAGCAAAAATTGAATAAAATATAGATGTAGTACGGCGCGTAGCGTTCTTCGGGCGCAGGCGTTCCCTACCGATTGTGCCATAATGCACAACCAAGTTTATCTTATTCATATTGTATATCTTAATAGTATATGTTATCGCATCATGCCATAATCATCCAGTATGATAGTACAAGCTAATCAAATGATGATCCATAGTTCATGCTATGGATCTATCACGCATCTGGACAATATGCGCGCAATGAATAACATATTGATATATTTATATCTGTCTATATGATGCGCCATGCCGCGCGGCCCCCCCTATGCTTGCATATATGCATAGTCTAAAATTGGTGGTATGAATCGCTTGACATTGGTATAGTTATCTGATATATTATATGAGCATCTAATCAATCGAATGGGAGAACAAAATGACTAAACAAGTTGAATTACCAAAATGGTTAAATGATACCCAACCATACTACGCTGATATATTCGGAAACTCAATGAGTGTACGGGATATGTTGTATACTGCGCATGGCGCTAACCTAACCCTAGATGGTTGGATGCAGCAGCAGTATAAACAATTATCTGCTGATAATCCCGTTGAGTATCCTATTGAAAATTATATGGGATATGACTGGTTAATTATCGCCCGCATAGCGTTAAAAGAAGTAGGATAAATAAAATGTTCAACAATCATAAATTCCATAGTAAGTATAACTTATGCCACCTAAGACCGGCGCACTATACCAGTAATGCACTATGCTGGACACTAGTAATATGGTGTATCATCAGTATTTTGGTATTAGTGATTTTACACTGTGTAATTTAGGGCTATCTCGATACCCTAATATTATTATATTCACATATTCATATATACATATATAAGGATAAAAGAAAATGAACGCCAATATTCAAACAATTCACCTAGGCAATGATACATACCGCGACATCGGCATTAATATCCTAACAGGCGAAGCTTGCGCGCTGTCAATGCGTCTTTTGTGCGAATTGACTAAAGATGCTATGGATCTATACCTTGAATATACTGGTATCCAAATCAATATTGACGCGGTATCAACCAGTCAATGGAATAACCATACAAAATATTCGGTTTTCCTAACATGGCCAATAATGCAAGACTTAACGATTATGCATTATGCCAAATTAGGATATTCCATTGCACTAATGAAAAGTAAATCGGAATATAAAGATGATTTTGTATCTTTAGGTTTTCTGCTAGTCTCTAAAGATAGCAAAGAACTGCGCGAGTATGTTAATTCCCATTCTGATTATCATGCATGTAAACGATACTATGAAATTTACGAACAACAACCACATAGGGGATTAAGCAATATCCATGCATTCTCCGGTATCAGCCAATAACATAATTCATACCTAATATCGAAAGGAAATAATAAAATGGCTGCTCATGTAATAACCGCATTAAAAGACATAAAAGATCATGGTAGTAGTTGGGATAATTTACAATGCGCGCTAAACTTCTCATGCTGGACTGAGTTATTAGAGATAGACGACTATGCAGAATTACAGCGTATTGTAAATTTGAAGTCACGGGAAGCTTTAAATACCTTTATTACTTTACTTCTCCCAAAGTATACGAACAAATGGTATTTATTGAATTGTCCAGGCACTATGGAAGCTTGGATTAATAATGAGTATGCGATGGTAGTAAATGCTTAATCAGATCCATATAAACGAAAGGAAAGGTATAAAATGATGGGAGCAAGGTATCCAACAAAAAAGGCACTAAAGGCAAGCATAGGCCAACCATTGCATTATGTAGAAACATCCTTGTTTGGTGAAGAATATAAACCAGATGGGAAATTTTGCGTAGTTGGCCCGAGTCCGTATGTACGCAAGTGGTACGCTGAAGTGACCATGAGGGATGGTAAAATTTTCAAGGTATCCTAATAAACATGATTTATAACTAAACAAAATGATAACAAGCTGCAAGCTGAATTAATCCTTGCAGCTTGTTTTATGTTAGGATATCATTCATGCTATCATACACCATTATAATGAAACAACACCACGCTCAAAATTACATTATATTGCATACTTTGGCGCCTTCCAGCAAGATCCGCTGGATTATGGATATATTCTATCTATATTATCAAGTTATAACTGGACATATTCTATCTGAATTGCCGAAATATACTAGACCGTCCACGCCTGGAATATATCTACCCACCTATGTTTATATAGACTGCAATGGTGCAATGGATTTAATTAAACTGCAACCATAATTTTATATAGACTGCAATCAGGCAATTTTATTTTCTAATCTAAAATCTATTGACACGGTGTTATATTCTGGTAAAATCTAATCATATATTGAAAGGAGTCTAAAATGACTGAAAAATTAGGATATTATAAAACGCGTTGCGGGTGGGGAAAATGGCATACTGTCCATGCTTTTTTATGTCCGCATTGCAATAAACTTCTTAAATCTGTAATAAATTGGCATGGTGAAACGCCACGCGGCGGGTTTCTATGTCCATATTGCAATAAGGTTGTACCTATTCAGTAATAAAATCAATATATCGGAAAGGAGTCTTATATGTTTACCGCTACACAATTTTCAACTATAGAGGATAAAGAAAAGTTTGCTAATCATTTTAAGAAGTTTGTTTTATCGGACTTTGAAAGAAGCAAATTTCCAAAATGGTTTTACAACCGTCTTAGCATAACATTTGGAATGATCGCGCATTATAATCAGGAGGGATTCTACGATACTTTTTTTGATTGCAATGGTAGAAAGGTTCACTTCTTAAAACGTATTTTGGATTATCCTTGTTATGGTGATTCTGATTATACTTTTTCGGATGTAGAAAAGTATCTTCAGGAATGGGTAAGGGATAATGAAATACTTAATAAGTATATTGAAGTGGTAAAACAGGAAATTAATCTTTCAGAACATGCTGAATATGAAAGATTAAGATTGAAATTTGAGGGAAATAATCAATAAAATCAATTCATATATAAACGAAAGGATGGCATAAAATGAAAATTCTTAAATCGCCTGAATATATTTATAATTGTCCCGAATGTGCAAAAAAAGTAATTATTGAATGGGGATATGAAGAACCCGAAATTGGTGAGGAATATATCGAATCTTGTCCTCATTGCAATGGTAAGATTAAAGTTGCTATACCATCAGAACTTACTATAACAGGAGTTTAATATCGAAAGGAAAGGTACAAAATGACTAAAAAACAGGAAAAGGAATTAAGACAACAAGAATGTATTGAAGCATTGCAGAAGTATCTTAAGCCAGGAGATACTGTATATACTAAACTTAACCATGTTTCACGCTCAGGAATGTACCGCGTAATTGATTTATACACGATAAAAGATAATCAGTTAATTCGATTATCTGGTTACGCGGCTGATTTGTTAGAGGGATATGATAAACGGCATGAGGGCTGCAAAGCAACTGGTTGTGGTATGGATATGGGCTTTCACCTTGTATATAATTTATCATCTGTTTTATTCCTTGAATATAAACATTTGATTAATCATTGTCCCTCCAATTTTCATAGTAACTATTGGGATAAAGAAGAAGCAATCCATAATGATGGATACGCGCTAAAACAGGAGTGGATATAATCTTATACTCTAATAATAGCAGATCATAACTGGATAATCCTTATGGTCTGCTTATATTAGAGTATAAATATAGAAAAGAGGACATAATGGCTAAATTTGTTAATTCTGTTATATTAATAGATGATGAAAATTGCCAAAGTCAATTGGATTATGATATAAGTGTCCTATCTGCTGCCATTGTTTATATGGCAGATTATTATAAACGGATTTTCAATGGTTTAGATGAAGTGATTAAGGCAATTAATAAATTGCAATCAGAAAAGGATAAAATTATTATGAAATATAAATATAAAAGAGTAAAGATAGATAGTAGACAGGCTAAGATATTGCAATCGCGGGGATATAAAGTTATTCATTCTGAACCATTTCAGGGATATGTAACATTTGAAATCCCTATGGAAAAGAAAATATCGAAAATTGCAATCATATAAACTGCAACCAAAGGAAAAATAATACGATGTCAAAAGATATAGATCAATTATATGAAGAACTAAAATCCGAAGAGGATAATATCAAGCCAATAGAAAGCGGTTTCACTCTGGCACGAGTGGTTGCCCATGCCTTAATTGCAATCGCGGATAGATTAGATAAGATTGCAACCACCTTAGATGCAATCGAACTAGAAGGATATAGAAATTGCAACCATAATTAAAACTGCAATCACGATTTCTAATCTAATCTTAATCTAGTTTGCAAATATTTATGATAAGATAAATTTGGTAGGCGGTGTGGACATGAACACACAGAGACTTGAAGGTGCGCGCGATAAAAGAATCAGAACCTGGCTAATGGATGAACATTATCAACTTATCCAGGATGGTCTCGCAAGCGATTAGGGCAACTTTGTACAAAGACCTTTAGGCAATCGGGTGCAAACTCCCGACCTACCAACTAGAGATAAAATTTGAAAAGGAGAGATAAAAATGACGACCAGAAATTTCAGGATTGATGATTACGGAGATGTAGATTTGTTGAGAGACCCTAAAGATACGGAGGATGCTATCCTTCTTGCCATAAAGAAATAGCAATTTGGGGTGAGGCACATGGCTAAGATTTGTAATATGGGGGGCATGTATAGTTGTGCTTTGTGCCTCATGAATAAGGAGTATGGCTGTTATCATTGCCCAATTTATCAATACACAGGGGAGATAAATTGTCGTGGCACACCAAATCATGAATTTGAGCAGACTGACTACGATGACCCAATCGCAAAACGTAAACGTATTGCTCAGGAAGAAGTAAAATTCCTAAAAGAAGTATATAAACATTGGAAGGAGAATCAAGATGTTGAAAGTTGAAATTGATGGGAAACCCTGTAAGATTAGTTTTGAGCATTTTCCGTATCGGGAATTTTGGCTAGATTGCAAACCTATTCCTGCCAAAACCTTTTGCATTATTGAGGATGAAAATAGTGAATTGGTCAGCGAAGGACATGCAACTTGTTCCTTCAAAGATAATTTCAATCGGAATACAGGAAGGAAAATAGCTCTAATGCGAGCTTTGCAAAATTGCTTGCCAAAAGAAAAGCGTAAGCCTGTGTGGGATGCCTATTTTGCACTCCGACATGGGAAATATTAGATAAAGGAGAGAATATGATAAATATCTTTGTTAGTTGGGGTAAGGAAACAATCGAATATGATAAAAGCCTCAAACGTAATGATGGCATATATCCTGACACCGTGTTATGGGGTATATCAATTAATGGATTGCTTAATCCTACTCTAAAATCATTCCTAGATGAAATTGCAAATGCTATTAATCAATTAGAAAAGGAGAAATAAGAATGATAGAAAAGAAATATAGAAAAGTGCAACCACGCGGAAAATTATATACTCAGGGACAAGAATATTACCTGCTTAAATCTATTTCTTTTATTAGGGAGGAGTGGGAAAGAGGAGATACATATAGGTTTTTGGTTGTACCTCATTGTCCTATTGCTGTTGAGGGAGGATGTAGATATTATTCTTTTGCTAGGCATATTGTAACAACCTCTTTCACAATAGATTATATGCCCACAATTGCCCCTATTCTAATTTGGGATATAGATGAGGAAGGTTAAGATGGATAACAAACCGACAATTAAACTATTATTTCAATGGGAGGATGTAGAATTGGGGGCTGAACCATATAAACCCTCAAAATCATTTTTTGTACCTTATGTGGAGAATGCGACTGTGCAGATAGAAATCCCTCTTACGTCAGGGAATATCGCCAATTGTCAGGGTATTCTAGCAATGCAATTGTCTGGTGGGACTGTGCCTGATACAATCCTAACCGAGAAGGGATGGGCGGCGGCATGTAAGAAATTGCAATCTGCAATAAATGGCGCACCTGAGGCAGCGGTTGAGGATTTCAAGGTTGATGAGGAAGAATGGAAAGATAATCCTATTCCCGCCGCTGAAAAAGAGGATTGGGAGAAAATAGATGAAACCCCCGAAGTAATTCCTGATGAGAAATGGGATAATGATGACAGAATATTTAATGAATAAAGGAGAAAATAAAATGCTTAAAATACTTATTAGAGATGAAAAATTGAAGGAAGATACAACTCATTATGAGATGAAATTATATCTTCAGAAATTTGAAGATCTAGTTAAATTGCGGGGAATAGATGAGCAAGGAAATGATTGGATTATATTGCATATTACGGAGGGAGGAATATGCCGAATATCTTCTTTGCCTGAATATTATCCTACGGATGAGCAAGGAAGAATAATGATTGTGGAGGATAATTAAAATGGGATACAAACCACCTAAAGTAACATCAGATCGTCCTCGTGGACTGGCTACAATCCAATCTAACGAGAAGAAAACCAAATTCCGTGTGGATTTTGGAGATATTGAACCTGTTGTACTATTGGCAGATGATTGCCCTTCTTGCATTATGGCGGGAAATTATTATGTCACTTTGTCATCTGATAAGACAAAGATGCTTAATATGCATCCTGCTGATGGGCAATATATTGGAAAAGTAAAATCCTTGATAGCCAAGAAAAATCAACCTCCTGCTCCTATGATATATAAAGGAGAGAATTGGTCATATCCTTACTTTCTGGCATTGATAGAATTGACAAGAGGCAAAGAGGCAGGTATGCAGGCTACATACTTCCTTCATTATCAATTCGTAGAAGCAATAGATGAGGATGGCAGTAAAGTAGCGGGGATTGGACATCTCAAAAGCAAATATACTCCAACCCTAGAGGAATTTTGTGATGTAACTGGAGTATGGAAATTCGGCCCAATTCCATATCAAGATAATATCCTTCCTAAATTGGAAAAGCGCATCTTACGGAATGATAATGAATTTAATGTCTTATTTAAGGAAGGCTGGATTGATAAAATCTGGTCACTTCAAGAGGCAAAAGTTGAGAATTTACCAGAGGAAGATTTTGGTGAACCAACAGCAGAACCAGATCCTGATCCTGATGATTTGCCTTGGGAAGATGTGGAAGTTCGTACAGCCCTGATTAAGGAAGATAATCTACCTTTTTAGTGGGGAGTGAGTGACCTCCTTTCGATAGGGGCAGGATACTGACCTGTCCTGCCCCATTAGGCTAAACTAGGAGTTTACAATGGAAATGATAATGTTAGAACATGCCCATAATAAAAGTGAAACATATAAATATTGGTTTATTAATAATAAGAAGGCACAAGAAATACTTGATTTGCATGATTTAGGAAAAATGCGTCCTTCCGAGTTATTAAGTATGATTTTTGAATTGAGGGGGTGTACTGATTCAATAGATATTATTAAATCTATTATGATTGGAAGTGAATTGAAATTTGGAGGTATAACCTAGGTGAACAACAGTTATCGTACACTTAAATTTTGTTGTTGCTGTGGTGCAGTAGCTGAGAAGTGCTGTGCTTATTGTGGTGAACCAATGTGCATTGGTTGTTACCATGAAAGTAAAATGTGTTGTGATTGTGAGTATCAACGACAAAAAGAGGAACGGGATTATGCCAACGAGCCAAACTATAGACCATGAAATTATTGAATTTGTAGATACTTCTGCTGGCAGGATAAAGCGAAGGGGATATAGAATTGGAGATTATCTAATTGTCTCCTATGCCTCCACAGATGATAAATCCGTATATCGGATTTTCCGAAAAGATACCGGCAAAGAATTTTTATCTTTACGCTTTGGTAATCTTGAAGATACGGTAAATTTTGCAGAATGGATAGATAATCTATATGCTCCTTATTTCCCCATTTGGTTAGATTATCCTCAAGCTGATATTGTGGGATTAGCCCGCTGGTCAATTAAGAATGGTCGGAATATATTTGATCTAATACAGAAGATGAGGAAAGAGAAACAGAAAATATCCTTGGGGGCATGGTTGAAGAATGTCTTTGTTAGATGAGATAGAGGAGCGATTGGATGAGATTGACAAAACTTCCGCTAGAGGTATAATATGGATATTATGACCCAAAAGATTATCACAACTTCAATTGCGGCATCCCTATTAAAAATAAGTCCTAGACGAATTAGACAACTTATTGGCAAAGGGAAGATTAAGGCATGGAAAATTGGGCGCGATTGGGTTATAGATAATATATCTTTAGCAGAGGTAAAAGTTTATGGAAAACGTGGTAGACCTAAAAGTAGCCAGAAGGTTTTGGCAAAAAGTAGATAAACAAGGAGAAAATGAATGTTGGAATTGGATAGGTGCAAAAAGCGGATATAGATATGGAAGTTTTTCTATTCATTCCTATACTCAGATAAAAGCACATAGACTTTCTTGGTTAATTCATTTTGGAGACATTCCAAAAGGGATGTTAGTTTGCCATAAATGTGATAATTCGCTTTGTGTGAATCCTAAACATTTATTCTTAGGAACTACAACAGATAATATGAGAGATATGACTAGAAAGGGGAGACATGCAAATATGGCAGGAGAACATAATCCTAGAGCAAAATTATGTAATGAGGATATTATTGAAATAAAAGAAAAATATGAATCGGGGAAATTCAAACAGAAAGAATTGGCAAATTTGTATGGGATTGTTCAAACAGGAATTTCTTGTATTATTTTAGGAAAGACTTGGAAGAATGTCAAATAATATATTAGACGAAATAGAGGAACGACTTCCAAATGCTCATAGATATGAAAATTATTTAAGTGGACTTTGTGTTTGGCATGAGGATACTCGAAATTCTCTGTTGGTTTATGAGGATACTTACAACTGCCTAGCATGTAGGAAATATGGCAAGACTAGAGATTTGCTAAAGAAATTATCTGGTTTTGCTTTTGTTCCTCGACAATCTGACTTTCATAATCCTTTTACTAAATGGTTGCAGGATTATGGAAGTTTGGCTAAAGTTTTGAAATTGGCATGGGAAAATAATAAGCGCAATCCTTCCATCTATCTTAGAGATGTAAGGAAAATTCCTGTAAATATTCAGATAGAATTAGGGATTGGGCAGATGGAAAATTGGATTACATTTCCCATTCGGGATAAAGATGGTAAAATAGAGGGAGCAGTCGCAAGAGCGGGGGAGGGCAATCCTTCCCCCTCAAAATATATTGTCCCTAGTGGACAAGACCCAAACCTTATATATGTACCAGATTGGAAAAGGTTAAATGCGCAAGACCCAATTTATTGTACCTTTGGAATAACTGATATAGTGACCCTGCATATTTGCGGGGTCGCTGGTTTTTCTACCACAAATGGTAAAAGATTGTCCGATTTGTCCAGATTAGATAGTATTCGTAAAAGGATTATATTTATACCAGATAGAAACGAGGAGATAGATGCAATGAAAATAGCAAAGGGATTAGGATGGCGAGGAACAGTTGCCAAATGTCGCTATCCTGATGATTGCAAAGACATATCAGACATTTTTATGAAACATCCAGAGGTTTTATTATCTGCCTTGAGGAGAGATGATGATTTATCCAAATGATTTTATTAATAAAATAATATATGGAGATTTCAAAAATGTACAACAATATATCCCCGATAATTCTATTGATTTAGTATTCACCGATCCTCCATATTTGAAGGAGTTCCTTTATACTTATGAGTATTTAGCGGATTATTGTCCTCGGATGATGAGGCATGGAGCATCTTTGATATGTATTGCCGCCCATTATGCAATTCCTAATATAATAAAATATTTTGACGAGAAATTGAAATATCGTTGGATATTGAATATGAACCAAGAAGATGGCTCTCATCCTCGTATGCTTATGGGGATTGAGGTAATGTGGAAACCTATGTTATGGTATGTGAAAGGCTCATATCCATCTGGTAGGGGATTTCTTAGAGATGCAGTAAAAATTAATGGTAAATCTGGTCAAGAAAAGAAGTTACATAAATGGGAACAAGATGAGGATTGGGCAGAATATTATATTAAACGATTAACTAAAGAAGGCGATACCGTGTTAGACCCTTATATTGGCTCTGGAACTGTTGCTATAGTTTGTAAAAAATTAAATCGTAATTTTATTGGCATAGACATTTCTCAAGAATATTGTGATATTGCAAATAAGAGGATACAAGATGCCCTCAACTTGGTTAGATAACTCTGAAATTACAACTGGTTTGGTATTAAATGGAAAGATTAGTCCCAATTTAGTGCGTCCTGATATGTTTCATCCCCCTTATGATGAAGTAGTCAAACATTGGAAAGATGGACAATCACCAGAGACAATCATTCAGAAGGTAGGACTAATGCCTATCCAAGCCGCACATGAAGCGGTAAGAAACATGAATGGGGTTGGCGAATTAAATTGGGTAGAGATATTGGAGCAATCAGCAGTTATGTACAGCGCGGGGCAACGATTAGAGAAATTGAGCAAGAAACTCAATCGAGGCGAAGAAATAGAATGGGCGCAATTAACTGCAATAGCCAGAACTTCCCAAGCAGGAATAGTAGGTAGTTTTGTGCCTTTATCCGAAATAAAAGCAATGGAGATGCCTTTTATCCCTTCTGGTTGGAAACCTTGGGATGAGCATTTGGTAGGTTATCCCGAAGTTGGATTAGTAATTGTTGGTGGGAATCCTGGTGTGGGTAAGACGAGTATCCTATGTAAGATGGCACAGAAGTTTATCCAACAATATCCTCAAAAGAATGTAGCCTTTTTCTCAATTGAAATGATATTATCTGAAATTGCAATGCGCCTCCGAGAAATAGAGACATTGAGCAAAGATGATGAACAACGTCTCCATGTATGTGAACAACCTGTAACCCCTGAAGAGGTAATAAGCAAGGCGGCAACGATTGATAATTTAGGATTAGTAGTAGTAGATTATATAGATCAAATGGTTCGTGGGGATAGTAGCACGAGCGCAATGGAGCATATTTATCTAACTCTTATGCTTGGGGCTAAACAACTTCATTGCCCAATTATTGCTGCCGCACAATTGAATAGTTATGAAAGTGGATTACCTAAGCCTACAAACCTGCGTTGGACGAGATTAGCGGAAGCACAAGCATGGATGATAGTAATGCCCTATGACCCTGCAAAAGATTGGCATAGCAAAGATGATGTTAATGGCTATTTCCTCCCTACGGTAGATAATACCGCTTATCTTCTAGTTTGGAAAATCAGAGGAGGCTTTAGACTTCATCTTGAAGATTGTCCAGGTGCAATCCAAATTGCCTTTCGTGGAGAGCATGGTTGGGGCAATACTAGAAGTAGATGGTTTAGTTTGAAGAAATTCTAATGAAACTCTAATGTTTGAAGTATTGACACAGTGTTATAATAGTTTAGCGAAAATGGCTATGTTATAAAAATTGGAAATGAAAAGGAGAATAAAAATGCCTGATCTAGAGAAATATTTAGATTTTGATGAGAGCAAAGAGGAATATCCAGAATTTGAATGGCAACCTTGGAAAGATTATGCCCCAATGGGGAAAAAGATTTTTCGCGGAGATTTGGAGGAAGAAATAAAAGAACCTCCATGTAAATATTGTACTTATTGGCATCCTCATAGACATCATAATGATGAGGGCGATTTTGTTGGAGTTCATTGTTGTACTGCACATGATATGGAAAATGATTTTTCTTGTTATATAAAAAATGGATTAATGCCCAAATAAAGATGCAGATAATTCAAGACCTTCCTCCCATATTCCCTAGAAATACTTATGTTGCTATAGATGTAGAGTTATTTGGCATGAATAAGAAGATCTTACATCGCCCAACAACAGGAAGGTTTGCTTGTCTCACTATCTGCGCTGATCCTGATATAGTTTATATCTTTGATAAAACTTCTGATATACAACCAATATTAAATCAATTATGGGATTGTATTTGGGTGGCACAGGAAGCCAAGTTTGATTTGACCCAACTTCGCAGGTGGGCAACTATAAATCCTCGCAGAAAACTATGGGATACATTGCTCATTGAGCGCATAATGTTTGGTGGACTTTATGATATGTTTGCCCTTCAACATCTTGCAAGGCGACATTTGAATATTTATGTAGATAAATCTCTACAGAAGGCATGGGAGAAAGCAAATGAACTTACACCAGAACTTATCCAATATGCCTGCACAGATGCAAGCATTACATTACAAATCTGCCAAGAGCAACGAAAAATTATCTCCAAGGCGGAAATGTGGTGCTGGATGGAGATTGAGCAACCGGCGTTGTGGGCAATCCTAGATTTTCAAGGCTTCGCATTGGATGTAGAAGCATGGACAGCATTGGCAGAGAAGAATAGGCAGAGGACAGAAGAGATCAATAAGCAATTTACTTTCAATCCTCGTTCCCCCGCCCAAGTAAAGAAGATATTATGGGAGAATGGATTTATTAATCTCAAGGATACGCAAGAGAAAACATTATCTAAGATGATTGCTAGGAAATCGCATACTGAAGCGGCTAAGATTGCTAGACAAGTCTTAGATAGTCGCATGTATGCAAAGAGAGCATCTACCTATGGCTTAGGTTGGATAGAAAACTATCTTGAAGATGAGGAGGGAATAAAGGTAATCCATGCAGATTTTGGAGTAATTGGAGCAGAAACTTCAAGAATGAATTGTACCAGTCCTAATCTCCAAAATGTGCCTTTACGGGATACTAATGAATTTAGAGAATGCTTTATTTCTCGCCCCAATCATGTCCTCATTGTTGCAGATTATTCTGCCCAAGAACCAAGGATAACTGCACACCTTTCCCAAGATAAAAGATTATTAGAGATATTCCATTCAGGAGATGATGTATATTGTGAGACCTATCGCCTGATGTATGGAAAGAAATTGGGAAGGGACAATCCAATCCGCAATAGAATGAAAACAGTATTTTTAGGTATGAGTTATGGATTGTCTGAATATGGATTATCTATGCAGGAAGGAATAGATAAAGATGAGGCGGCAGAGATGATTGCTGGTATCTTCCGTGTCTTTACTGGCTTTGCAGAATGGGCAGAGCGACAACGACATAATAAGAATTTTGTGAGGACGGTGACAGGACGCAAAGTTTGGTTAAATCCCTATAATTCACAATGTGAGAACAACACATTGAATGCGCCAATCCAGGGGACGGCGGCAGAGATTACCAAGAGAGCATTAGGATTGATGCATAAGAATTGGAAGTTTGATTTCCCATTTGGTGTGGTTGCTGTAATCCATGATGAGATTGTGCTGGACGTACCTGAGCGGGTGGGAGATGGAGTATCAAGATTTGTGAAGAAACACATGATAGAGGCGGCGCAGGAACTTTGTCCAACTGTGCTATTCAAAGTAGATATTCATATAGGTCATACATGGGCTTGTAAAGGATAAAGGAGATAAAAATGACAGGAATATTCATGGGTTTTGTACTTGTTGCGTATGCAATAAATTATCCGTTATTACACAATGCACCTTTAAATCTTATTGCTTGTGCCATTATTGGAATGACTTGGTGTATTGCCTTCGATATAAAACATTTCATGGGTAAATAATATGTCTTGGGAAGATGAATATAATCTCTATACTTGTCCTCATTGTAAGACAGAGGATTTAGTCTTACCTGTGGGCAATCCTGTATCTCCAATTCTAATCATTGGTGAATTTCCAGGAAAAGATGAAATCAAACAGGGTCGTCCATTGGTAGGTGCAATAGGAGCAATTGTCCATCAAGAGTTTCTCTATCTTGGCTGCGATATACGACAATGGCGCATCACAAATCTCTGGTTGCATAAGCCAAATGATGATAAGTATTGTTTTGAATTTTGCGCCCAGAAAGCAATAGCAGAAGCCAAAGATAGGAAAGCCATTCTCCTGTTGGGGTCAAGTAGTGTAGATTATTTCTGTGATATGAAGGTAAGTGAGGTAGCAGGATTAAAAGTAAAGTCACCTTATTTATCTTGTCCATTAATAATGGCATGTTCGCATCCCTCATTTGCATCAGGGATCGGAGAGTTTCGACTTTCTGCTAAAAAATTTGTGAAGGAGATTGAAGGATTATTATGAAAGATGATGAACTAATATTACTTGGTGGATTAGACCAGCCTATTCCTACAGATAATGATTGGGCATTGAAGCGTATAGATGCCATCATTCAGGAGAGCATCGAGAAAAAGAATGCTTATATCGCTCTCAATGCCTGTAAAGAATTGGTTGGAGTAATGAAGATTGGTGGACTATCCCTAGCCAAAGGTCTCTATCTTATCCAAGAGAATTGGGATATTTATGGATTGAATGATGCATTTGCGGATGTTGCCTATGCTTATATTGGCTTGCATGAGTACACAGTATCTCGCTATTGCAATGTATGGAAGATGTTTGCCAAAGAGATCGTCCCTGCCGAAATGATGGAAGAATTACAACAGCGTAATATCAAGGAACTTATCCCCGTGGCTACTGCAATCTCCCAAGGATATGAACTTGGCAAATCTGATTGGCAAGAAATCTCGGAAGCCCCCGACTTTAGCACCGTGTCACGATTGATGAGAGACATCAAGGGGCAACCCCCCCGCAAAGGTAGTTTACAATTAATGATAGATAGGTCTGGCAGTCTATGGGCATTCCAAAATAATGACCGCTTCTTTGTGGGTTCATTAGAACTCAACAGCGATGAAGAAGTTATCCAGAAGGCAGTCCAAAGAATTATTAGTAATGCAGGAGTAATGAAACAATGACAATAGAAATATAATCTTTCGCTTGAGGGTTCGATAAAGCAGATGCAAACTTTAGCGAAGAAGTTTCCTAAAGAATGGGCGATTGTGAAGGTATTCAATCCAGAGATTAGAAGTCATGTGCTTGTGCTGAGGAAGATTTAGCATGGTTGCAATATATGTCTGGTTTCCTTACGCCTTAATATTTATAGTCTTATTGTTTTATCGTTCTTTGAACGGATAAGGAGAATTGTTATGGAAGTAAAAATGGCGATTGAGATTGTGCGGTCATTACTACACTTATGGATTGGCACTATAGCCATATTCCCTGTAGGAATATTGGGGTTTTATTTGCTAGTGAAGCTGATGTATTGGATAGATGGAGCGTAAAATGGCTAAGAAAGTGGAATTTCACAACACGATATATACTCCAGATGAATTGCGAACTGATATGTATGGAGTTAGTAGGGCATGCATTGAGAAAGTTGTACACAGAGAGACTTGGAGGCATATATGAGCATAGAATTTACAGGCGGAGCAACCACAATAGAAAGAAAGATTACTGGTCTATATAGTTTGGATAGAGCCTTCATAGGCATAGAGAATGAAATTGGAGTGCCTCTTGGTTCTGCCTATGAAATTTTTGGTGTAAGTTCTACAGGTAAATCTACTTTTTGTTATGGATTTGCGGGATTGTTGGCTCCTCCAGTAGGTATTGTTTTATGTGATTTTGAGGGATATGTCCTTAAACATATTGAAAGTGTTTTATCCGCTATAGGATTTTCGGGACGTTTTCATATTCTTCAAGAGAAAGAGGATGAGGATCAACTTAATGAGACCATTTCATTTCTATATAAGGATGAGTTCTCTACAGGAATTGTAGATAGTTTGGGTGCAATTTCTCCAATAGCAGAACAAGAAGGGGATATTGGAGAGGCTAATATGGGCAGGCGCGCATTCATTGTTGCCCAATTCAATCGTAAAGCACTAAAATTGTTTAGATATCATCCCCAAAAGGTTATCCTAGAAATTAATCATTATTATCCTAGGATTGGTACACGAGGATATATGTCCCCCGCCGGAGAAGTAAAGAAATATTTGGCGGCAATACGAATTAAACTAAAAAGAAATAAAGAATATCCTGATGGTTCATATATATTGGAGGGCGAGGTTGTGAAGAACCGACATGGATATATAGGTCGAAAGTTTTATGTGTTTATGCTGGCAGGCAAGGGTATCCATATAGGACTAACTGCTATGTGGGATGCTATCCAATTGGGATTAGTGGAATATAAAAAGACAATCAAGATTGGAGATACCCAATTTGGCTATATGAAGGATATAGTAATGAAAGCCCATGCTGGAGAGGATGAATTTTTCCAACCTTTTGTAGAGATTTTGAAAGGAGCAGATAATGGAAGTAGAGATATTGAAATCGGAGACAATGACGAGGAACGGAGCGGAAATACAGAAGTTGAAGATAATTCTACCGAGGGAGATTGATATATCTACGATGTGTCTAGGATTTGACCCAGGTACTACTAATCTAGGTATCGCTGTGATTGAGCCAGAAGTAAATTCTCATGCTACATTATTTCAAATCAAGCTGGTTCGCCGTAAGGATGCTATAGAAAGAATGAGAGGAATACAGTATCTTATGTGGGATTGTATAAATTGGCTTTCTTATAAATATAAGGCAGTTATTGAGGGGGCAAGTTTTGGTAATCCTTATCGTCAGGTAGAACTAGCAGAAGTTAGAGCAACCATCGCATTGTGGTGTTTAGATAGAGGCGAATCTATGATAATTCCTCCTAATACTATTCGTAAGGCAGTATTTGGAAATGGAAAGATCAAAGCACATGAAGTATGGGAGAACCTACCTCCCGATGCGGCGGCGGCTTTATCCTGTGCTTATTATGCGGTGGAGAATTAATATGTCAGTCTTAATATCAGATATAGATTATAAAGAATTTAGGATATTACAAGACAACTCTATTTTTCAGCGGAAACTAAACTCTGTTCGAGGAATGAATAAATTGGAATATGATATAGATATTCCAATGAAATGTCTTATTGCTATGTTTACTCTATTAGGTTGTGAAACTAGGTGGTGCTGTTGCGGTTTTGATTATGAAAGTCAACCTATGCATAAGACACATGAATATGGGAATGTGTTTATAATATTTCATTCTACAAAAAGAATAAAAGAAATTATAAATGCCCTAATAATAAAGGAGATAGTAGTAAATAGAGGCAGTAAAACGGACAAATGGGAATATTGGGAAATGGGAGATGCTATTTATCTGCGTTCCGATTTTGATTATTACCATGAAGAAAGTAAATATCCTTGGTCAATAAAATCATGTATTCACTACCCTGAATTATCTTTAATCAAGATAGATGAATTGGAAAAAGCATTAGTTATTAATTTCAAAGGTGAGTTTGCTGATGAGGCTACATTATCAGATGCCAATAAGATAAGTAAATCCATAATGAAAAATTGGCAATATCCAATACTTGAAGATTGGATAATTAAAAAGTCAGACATATTTAATAAGGAATAGAAATGATAACTAATCCCAGATTATTTGGAATACCTATAGCCCAAAGATGGGATCAATTGGCTGTCTTATTTGAGGATATTGAAACTTATAAGGTCAATGTAGTTGTTGAGATTGGTCTATTCTGTGGTGGATTAGCCGATTTATTCCTAATTCGTCAGCAACTTGTCCCCGACTTTCATTACTTTGGAGTAGAATTTGATCCATCATTCCTTGCTCCTAGATTGCGAGGGCGACCAGAAATAATGATTAGGGATGCCTTCGATAGTAACACCGTGTCAATGGTACAGTCCAAAATTGCACAGTATAAAACTGCGCTTATCTACTGTGATGATGGAAACAAACCCAAAGAGATGAATACATATGCCCTAATTCTACGGGTAGGGGATTTACTTATGGTACATGATGTTACTACAGAGGTTACATTTGATGATTTAGATAACTTTGGTAGGGATTTTTCATCCCTAGAAGAATTAGAACCAAATGACCATCGAGGAGTTTGCATGTCTTTATGGAGGAGATTTTATTAAATGGACAACTGGAATAGAAACAAATACGAATATTTCAAGGACTATGTTAAACCTACCAAACTACCCAAGGAACATTTTGATGATTGGGTGAAATATTATAAGGCATGGGATGGGGCAGGTATAGCCCAACTCCCTGAGCAGGTTAGGTTATTGCTTAAGATAGTTGAAGATTTTGAGATACAAACTGTCATTGAGTTAGGAATTATGGGTGGCGGTATGTCCTTGATGATGCTAGACAGGAAGGCGGCATATCCTGGATTTGAATATTATGGAGTAGAGATAGAGACAACCTATATCCATGAGAAAGTTAGACACAGACCAGAGATTATTATTGGGGACGTGTTTGATGCAAATATTTGGTGGCGAATAAATAATATAATTCAGGATGCTTCTGGAACTGTCTTAGTATTCTGTGATAATGGAAATAAACCTGAAGAATTACATAAATATGCGCCCCTGATACGAGTTGGAGATTATATTATGGCACATGATTATCCTGGCGAAGTAAATGATGAGTTTCTAAGTACTTTTTATAATACAAGCCCCCTAAGTTTATATGAAGTTGATCGCCAACTTTATAGAGATTATGGATATGTTTTATTTAGGAGGATGATATGAGAATAATTGTATGTGTTAGAACATTAAATGAAGCAGAACGGATTGAGAAGTTCTGTCATAGTTATCCATTCGCTGACAAAATCTTGATCGCTGATGGAGGTTCGGAGGATAGGACTGTAGAGATTGCATGGAAGCAACCAAGGACATTTGTTAGGGATTATCTTCTCAAGGTGGAGTGTAAGAATGGAATATGGAGAAATCCTGATGGACTTCACCTTCAATTCCTTTTCGATTGGGCAGTAGATGAAGGCGCAGATTGGATTATTTCCCAAGATTGTGACCAGCGACCCAATAAAATTCTGAAGAATGTCATCCGAGATGTTCTATCCAAAACAGATATGGATTTCATCACGGCAACTCAAGTATTTCGATGGGGTAAAGACCAATATTTTCCAGCTTTCTCTACCAAAAATGGGAATATGTACCTAGAAGATGCCAATAAAGAGAAATGGTATCAAGGAATGTGGGCATGGAGAGCAAATATAGGATTGAAAGTAGTAGATGCTATGCCCCATTATTTCTTCAACTTCGATGGAAGTAAGAATATGTTAGACATTGATAAGACAGGCAGATGTTTTAGGATATATCCTCCTGCCTGCTTTATGCATTATGGATGGATAACACCAGAGATGACAGAGGCACACATGGAATATTATCGCAAGTCTGGTCTCATTCCTGGTCAGTTACATCCATTACAAATGTGCGGTGCGCCTGCGCCATTACTTGATTGGATGGTAGAATGAAATATAATTGTAGATTTAACCCCACCATTTCAGGTAATCTTCATTGTGGTCATTTATATACTGCCCTTGTCAATGCTAGAGAGGCGCATAAATCCAATGGAGAATTTATCCTACGCATTGATGATACCCAAGAATATTGGAATAAGCAATTAGGCAGTACACTTGTCAAACAACTTGGGAATGATTACATAGATGAACTTAGCCAGTTTATGTTCATTGATAAGATTGAATGGCAGAGTGAACTTCCTTGTTTTGCTTATACCAATGAAGTACAAGGATTAAATGGATGGGTACATCATCCATCATTTATACATGATGATGTCCCTGAATGGATACCCGATCCTAACACAATATTGTATCCCTTTACTGCTTGGTACACATTTGAGAAGGTATTATGGGATTATGTAGATAAAGTCAATTGGCTAATTCGTGGGGAGGATTTGATTACGGAGTTCTCATTGTATGAATTTTTCAGGGATGCTTTACACCTGCCTCGTGTAAGACATACTTATCTTCCGAGGTTACGAACTGAGGAACAGAAGGAATTGGCAGGAGTATCTAAAACATTTGGCTCATATAAATTATGTGACCAATTGAAATTATTTGGGGTTGATGGTACACTAGATTATCTTAGGCAATCATGTCTTATTAATGTAGATGGAGATTTTGAGGTAGCGAATATAAAATGTCGCCCTACTATCGTTGGCTTCGTGCCTCACTAGGTAAGAGGGAGACAGGAATTATAATTTCAATTATTATACTTGTGAGTATATTCTCGATAGTTAATCCTGCCTTCCTCAAAATAGATAATCTAACTGCTATCCTCAGAGCTTGTGCCTTTATTGGTATAACCTCTGTAGGTATGGCTTTCCTATTAATCTCTGGCATGATAGATTTATCTGTAGGAAGCACAGCGGGATTGGCGGCGATTGTAACAAGTTATCTGATAGTCAAATCTGGCTTCCCTATTCTGCCTAGTTATGTGGTAGGATTAATGGTTGGTGGAATAATTGGATGGATAAATTATACAATCATATTCAAAATGAAAATACCCGCGTTCCTCGCAACCATCGGGACAATGTATGCAGTTCGTGGAATAGCTCAGTTCATCTCCAATGGCTATACAATTTATCCCTTACCAAAAGTGGTAGAGAGTTTGGGTTCGGCACAACCATTTGCTTTGTCGTATCATCTACTTATATTTGTGCTATTGGTTATTGGGGCAGAGATAATCCTAAACCAAACAATATGGGGACTATGCGTGAGGGCAACAGGAAGCGATAGAGAGATTGCTAGAATGACAGAAGTAAACGTAACTGCAATCAACTTATCTACTTTTATTATCGCTGGAATTATGGCAGCATTAGCGGGGTTATTATTAATGTCGCGAGTAATTACGGGACACCCTAACATGGGCGCAGGTTATGAATTGCAATCTATAACTGCATGTGCTATTGGGGGTGTATCTTTATCAGGTTACGAAGGAGGCTTTATCGGAGTATTTCTCGGAGTGTTAGCAATACAGATTATCAACAATGGAATGGTTACATCAGGGGTTTCTGTCTACCTGCAAAATGTGGTAGTAGGAATGTTATTAATTATCATCGCCGCCATAGATTTCCAGAGGCGGCAACAACTTAATATAGGAGATAACAGATGAACACAAAATTTGAGCATCTTATCTATGTCGCTCTCATTCTTATTTTACTTGCAGGGATTGTCGTGATTTGGCGAGGTGTAGGAACTGCGCCAAAGACTACAGAAAATGTCTTTGCCAAGGCGCAAAATGGTAAGCCATTCTATATGACTGGTACAAATCGTAGCCATCCAGTAGTCCGAATTATGGAGGCAGGATTTCAAGCCGCCTGTGATGATTATGGTCTTACTTGCCAACTGTTGGGCGTAGAAGGTGAGGACATTCCTGGAAAGATTGCTAGAATGGAACAGGGAATTGCTCTTGGTTCAAGCGGCATCGTAGATACAGTACATGATAAAGCGGAGATTGCTTCTGCACTCAAGGCTGTACAAGCAGATATCCCAATCATCAATGCCCACTTTCCAATCGTACAAGGCGACATACCCGGATTGCTGGCATGGGTAGCCCCCAATAATGTTGCTTATGCGGCAAGTGCGGCGGTTGCAATGGCTGATAAACTGCAATGTAAAGGCAAAGTTAGTGTTACTCAAGGTGGATTGAATGAAGGCGAGAACGCAGTATCCAAATCCTTTATCGAGACCTTGAAAGCGACCTGCCTTGACATTGTTGTTCTTGATGTCCAGATTGAGAATTATGATCCTGCACAAGCTGAAGCGGCTACTACTGCAATCATCCAAGCCAATCCAGATTTATCTGGTGCATTCAGCACGACTGGTGGTGGGGCAAAAGCCTGGGCGAATGGACTTGAAGCATCAGGCAAGAAACCTGGAGAAGTTGTAGTTATGGGTATGGACGCTAGCCGCGAAAATCTTGATTTATTGAGGAGTGGCAAGGTCTATATGCTTGTGGGACAACCTTTATATGAGGAATTTTACCTTTCAGTTGTCCTACTTACGCAGAAGGCTATGGGATTTCCTGTACCGTATGGCAATGAACTTCCAGCACCATTGATTACCAAAGATACAGTAGATAGGTACTATCATATTAATGACCTTGCTGAGGCAGTTGTAATCAAGTAAGGATAATCACTATAACTTACGACTAAGGGGAGAGGAAATAAACTCTCCCCAAAAGTTATGTTAGATGTATAAAATAGTTTCAAAGGTGTATTTTTTGGTGCATAGAACCTAAAGGATAAAATATGAAAATTCAAATAGATAATGCTTATGTAATAGAATATGGTGAGGCTAATTTATATCAATCTTATTTTCTTGAGTTTGATCTTATGGATGATATGATTTCTAATGTGGAAGAATGGAATAACTTCTTCAAATCTCTTAAAAATGGAAAGTCAGTTACATTAACTATTGAACAAAAAGATGAAGAACTGTGACCTTTCTGAATAGTGCCGACTTTCTTATCTTAATGAACCCCAACCCACGGGCTGAGGCGGCAGGGAGTTCTTTCATATATGTCCCTACCTTAGAGGATAGAATTAGATATAGAGAGGCAGGTATCCAGACTGCAATAGAATATCCACAATGGTACGCATTAGAGCCATCTAAAGGTCAATATGATTTCTCTCATGTCGAAGAAATTCTGAGATTGAATCGGGAAGCAGGGATGAAAACTATCTTTGCCATCCCTGGCTTTGTCAATCCAGAATGGATGCCCGATGAATGGTTTATCAAGAGTATAGAAGGAAAAATTGATAGGCGGGTTCTATCTTTTTGGAATATAGATGCACAAGCATATTTGATACATTATTGTGTCTCACTTATCAAGAAATATGGTGCAGAAGATGTTTTGTTTATCTTTAGTGAGAGTGAGAATGGTGAGAATAACTTACCAACTACACCAAGTTTCTATGATGACCATGCATTAGCAGAGTATAGAAGCATATATGGCTCGCTGGCGTACCCTGATATTAATAATATAACTTCATATCCACAGACAAAAGAATGGTTGCGGAAATCTGCACTTGCTCATCACATGGAATTACAGGGGGTTTTCTACCCGCAGAAGAAAGAAATCTGGAACATGATGCAATGGCTATATGACCAATGGTCGAAGGCTACGTTGAACTTTGTCCAACTAGAATTAATGCAGTTATATAAACAAGTATGGAGAGATGTTGAAATTGTCCTGCTTCAATATACATTTTTTGATGATGCGCATACAGATGAGAATGCAGAATATGTGGATAGATTAATGAAAAAGACACCGTGTCAAGTAATTGTTGAAGCACATTTCGCTAGTGGACTAAAGATAACAACTCCTCAAGCAATTGCTAAGGGGTTTAGGGGACAGATAATCTGCCCTACCCATCCACAATCGGGGAAGAATAAACTAGAACAATGGATGCTAGAGGAGATTAAGAAGTCTAATGAACTATGGCTTCAATCTACGGGGCAATAAATCTTTACTCGATTTTTCCCATATCGAAAAATAAGTTTACCTTCCCTCACTAGGCGATTGAGGAATTTTTTAGTTATAGTATAAGATATATCCCGTTCTTTCATAACCATGCGGATAGTTTTCTCTCCTAATTGAATTTCTTCTGCATTCAAATCTGCATAGATTTCTTCCCAAATTTTGTTTTTTCTTTCCTCATCTAATTCTAATGTCATAGTAAGGTTTCCTTCGTTCTAATATCTATTGTCTGAATAAATGGATGAGTATCATAGATTTTCCCATTTATTATCTCAAATGCAACCAAGCCCGTTGTTTGTTTGAACTCACTTCTTCCTGCGCTACGAGTATAATCATCTTTGAAAGTAAAGCCAGGAAGCAGGACAATCCAACTTTCATATCCTTTCCCATTGGCTCTAATCTCTATCCATTCTCGTCTATATGTATGGTAATGTCCACGCAAGAATAGGTCAGCAGGAGAATTTCCACTCATTATTTCTCTCATCATAATAGAGCGCAAATAGTAACGTAACTCATTTCCTTCTAGCCATGTTCTACCGCCTATATTCGGGCCGCGATGGGCATAATCTACATTAGTCCCTCTAATGGATGCCAACCCATGATGGATAACCCCAATATCTATCTTGGGATATTTGGCTCTTAGGGTCTCAGCAATTATAGTAGATGCTGAACCTTCCCCTAATTCATGAATGGATGTCCCCACAGTAAATCGCAGAGATTTTACATTCTTATGCTTCAATACCGTCTCAAGATTAGCTATTGCAATCAGAAGTTGATCTGATGTTCGACTACCCATTATCTCAAATCCATTACGAGTTCCTTGTATGGGGTCTCCATTATGGATTACTACTATATCATCATTACCTGCCAATTTGATTGTCTCACTTGTTCCCCATTCTAATACTTCATACATATATTTTTGGGTCTCACTAAGTTGGGGATGGTACTTTGTTATTACTCCATTTTGGTTTTCCTCTAGGACTGTATGAGGAGAACATAGACCAAGTTTATGTCCCGCGTGTGTATCGCTAAGGGCAAGCAAAATCGTTCGCTCATATTTTTTCAATTTTTAGATGCTCCTATTTGATTAGATTCCATCCATGAAATTGTGCTTCCCGCCATAAAATTTCGTGTATTTCTTCGTGTGTATAAATAGGTTGGGGAGGACTTCCGCTTATATGTGTGCTAAATTGTATATCAAATTGCTCTGCCGTGCCTTTATACCAATCTAAATCTATATCTGCGGATTCTGCCCCATAAATCTTTCCTTGTTTGTTCCCTCCGGCGGATTTTTGCCAGAATGTTTCACCAACTTCTCGCCAATCCTCAGGGATGCGTTCGATTGGTACATTAGGATAGTTTATATCAAACGGATACCATGCTACCCATAGAGGATAGGTTTTCCATTCACTCCAATGTAAGACATAAGTATCCCACCAAGTTTGACGAGTGTAATTGAATGGATTGCGCCCATCTCTGTAGGCGGTTTCCTTGAAGCAACTCTGCAAACAAGAAGTAACCTGTTTTGCAGTTAGAAGGTCAGATAATTCACAATCCATTGCTAGAGGAATGTCGGATTTCCGACTTCCTAAAGTCGTAAGGAATTTATTTATCTGTGAGGAATAAGAATGAGAGGGCTTCACCACATGATAAGGAACAGGGATGAAGCCTTTTTGTTTTGCTGTGTCATAGTTTATTTCAAATGTGGGGTCAGAATAATAATTCCCTACCGTAGCCCGAATACCCGCTACGCGTATGCCCATCGCCCATGCTTTATCCCAATCTATTGTATGCCAAGGCTGTCCTAGGTTGGGAGGAATTATCTGATACCTGGAAATATCAAATATAAATGGCTGTTTCAGCATTTATTTCTGTATCCAATACGCGAGGTAATCTGAACTACCACTCCCATTTAGGACATACAGATTGTTCAGATTATCAATTCCAAACCAACCTGTATCAACACTAGCATCAATTTCCCATGTGCAACTGGAAGTTGAATGACCAATAAAGAATGACCCTTTATTAGCCGTATAAGCCACTAATCGAGCCAATTCACAAGGAACGTCTGGAAATTGGGCAACACTTGAACCCGTGATAATCCCAAAGACATTATATTCAAAGGGATTAGAAAAGTTTACTCTAAAACTAGCACCCATTGTTGTTTTCTCCTATCTCCTATTATACCTTACCTTATTAGATGAATACAAACATAGTTTTGGGTAAGATTTGCATTTAGCGCAAGGTTTCCTCCACTAGCTTGATATTCTTCTATCTGAATATAGTCTCCTGTATTCAATTGAACATCACAACTCCCTTGTACTGCCATTTGTTGAGTTGTTGCGCCAGAGTTCATATCATCTCTACGACCTATAATCAAATATGCCGCAGCATTCTTATATATCTGTAATCGGGCTACTTCTCCCAATGCCCAAGCCGTAGTAGTAACATATATTATAGCCGCATCCACATGGTAATACCCCGTAATAGGAGCAGTAAACTTCCATGCTACTCCTACTGTAACTGTGCTATCTGTATCATATACCTGATTGGGAAAGTTTACAAATGTACCAGTACCACTTGGATATGTAGATGTTCCCGTAGTCTGATACATAGCGGCAACCGCGCCGCCCCAACGCAACCTTGTTGCGGTTGATGGATCGGAAATTAATACTGTTCCAGTCGCTCCAACTGCCAGTCTTATTGCGGCATCTGCCCCTGTCCCTACCGCTAAATCTCCCTTGGCATCCCAAATAACGTCTGTAGCAACATTCCCACCAACTGTCCCTGTCCAGTCTACATAAGCAATTGACCCCGTGACGCGGACTACTAATCCATCCTGAAAGACTATCGCTGTGCCAGTAACCTTGAACACACTATTATCATAGATTAATAATGTATTTCCTCCCCCTCCTCCAGTACCCGCATCCCAAGTTAATAATCCTGCTCCATCATTATGAAGATAGCCAAGTGCATTTGCGGGGAATGAAGTGCCTGTCCAATCTATGTAGGCATATGAACCTGTAATATGAACCACCAAACCATCTTGGAAAACTAAGGCAGTCCCCGTAACTTTGAATATGCTATCATCAAATACTAAGATTGTGTTCCCACCACCCCCACCTGCCGTACCCGCAATCCAAGATATATTACCTGCACCATCATTATGCAAGTATCCTTCAACCCCTTCGTCTTTTACTGCATGAGAACCAATCTTTAGTATGGGCATAGTAATACCTTAATTGATCTTATAAATAGAAATCCAATTATAAGATGTTCCTGTGCGTAATGTAAGTGCGCCTCCAGAGGTTTGATATATTGAAATCTGAAGATAATCAGTCGAGCCATTCAAATATACAGACGGAGTTCCTCCAACCAAATCCATAATCATAGATGTATTAGTATAGTTATCCTTTCTGGCTAATTGTACAAAGGTAGAGCCATTTTTCCACAAATACATCCCCGCATACTCCCCCAAAGCCCAAGAGGTCGTGGCTACAAATGCCATTTTTGCTGAGACTGCATAATACCCAGGGGTCGCGGGTTGGAATTTCCAATCTGCTCCAGTAGCCACATAACTATGAGTATCATATATCAAATAATTGAAATCCAAAATGGTACTCGTAATATTGGGAATGGACATGCCATCTGTGGATTCATATTCTGCGATGATGACATTTGAAGTGCCTCCGCCGCCTCCTTGAGATGTAGGAACGCCCCAAATGGCAAAGTAAACTGATCCTGTAGGAGGACTGCCTAATAATTTATATGTACCAGAAGATGCATATTGCTCTTGATAATCTGTATCTTTAATTTGGGAGACCCCATTGATAAAGATAGATAGACTTCCTGTGGCATATAATAGACTTGGAACTATCCAATAATCGCCCGTCAAAAGTGATGGGATACCCGCGAGTACATAAGTGGATGTACCTGTTAGGTTTAGACTAATGCAGGCGATGTCACCAGACATGGCAACATCTAGTCCACCTAAGAAATCCAGACCAGTTATGGCGGCATCTCTTAGTATGCCATCATCATATACCGCAATATCACTTCCACCGCCCCCGCAAGTATCAATATCTGAACATCCAGATTGCAATATTAGATCAGTAAATCCTTGAATTACATTCCCACATGCCTTGACATGATTAATATTGGTTAATGAGATTGCTTCTGCCGCAGGAGAACCTCCATTAGAGCGGAATACGCAATCCCCAATAACCATATAATCTAAATCTCCAGATGTAGTAGCATTGGCTATTATTGCCCTTCCGCCCGTTGTATTATATAGAGATATTTGCAACCCATTAAGGATGATTTGATTATAGTTAGATGGTGCGGCGTTGGATTTAATATTAACTCCGGCGGTTGCTATGCCTTCAATGGAACTATTAGAAGCCAAGAGTACCGATGTCTGAACTCCCGTAGTTACATTAACATCAAGTCCATAAGTAAATCTATTATTTGCGCCACCATTAATTTTTACATTGTTTAACTTTAAGCCGCCACCAGATTCAAATCTAATTGCGGCATCTGCTTGGTTAGCAGAACCTACTATCATAAAGAATGAATTAACAATGCTTTGATTTCCGCCATTCGGCAAATCTACATGACGCAATTTAAGTCCATACTTAATGGGGTTATATAACCAGCATCCATTCATCTTCCAAGACCAGCCATCTTGGACATCTAAGTTTATATAAAATCCTTCAATATATACATTATCAAAGTTCATCAGGTCTCCACCTGATGTAATAGTAATACCCGCTCCAGCGGAAGGAGTTGTTCCTGCCGTATTTACCAGCATTATGTCCTTGAAAGAACTTCCATAGTCAGTTACATCAAATAATTTATTGGTTGGAGAAGTACAAGTTACTTGGGATATGGCGGCGGCGGAATTATATTCCGTTGCCATTCCATCCCCCCTAACAGTTATTGGTTTGGCTAATGTGAAACTTCCAGATGTCTTATAGGTTCCGGCAGGGAAGTATAATACACCACCAATTGCAGGTATCGCCGCGATGGTATTAATGATTGCAATTGTGTCATCGGTAGTACCATCACCAACTGCGCCATAATCCCGTACATCATACCAATGAAATCTTTGATAACTACCTGTACCTCCCGCAGTTGGTATATGCCAAGAAAATGCACCCGCTCCATCATTCTCTAAATAACCTGACCCATTTGGCAAACTTACCAACATCTTTGATGCATCAGCATAGATAACTGTATCGGGGGTTAGACCATTCAATGTTAAGGTATTAAGAATAGATGTGCCAGATGGATTTTGTCTACCTGAAAATAAAGGACGAATATCATAGAGTTGATCCCAATTGATTTCTGCCATTCCTTGTGTAAGCAATACCGCGCCTACGGGGATACCTGCTGAATATGGAGGGATAGATATATAACTCATGTAATCAACTGGAAATGGAAAATAGTTGAAGGATGAGCCAGTAATTCCTCTGATACTATTGGTATCTCCATCCAAATATAAGGTCATAAATCGGGCATCCCCAGGGATGGGAGGAAGTCCGCTTGATAAATCTACATATGATCCCAAGAAATGTTGGATATTTTCATCCCATACATACCAATCATCCTCAACATAAACAGTTGTTCCTGCATATGGATGAACGAGCAAAGGCATAAATTGTCGTTTATATACCCAAACAATATCCCCACCGCTACTACCTGTTCCCTGTCCAAAGGAGTGTTGTCCACCATGAGGCCCAAGTTGAGCATATCCAGAACTTCCTCCCCAAAATTCATAGCGTCTTACATCTCTGCCTATAACTCTGTAATATCTTCCATCATGAACTAGAAGAACTGGTAATCCATATACCGCGTTTACGGTCTCATTGAAGGCTTTTACTACTTCAGATTGGTTGCCTCGAATGCGCGCATAAACAAATCCAGGGCGATTGGGAACTTTAACCCTCTTAGTTCCACCAATATTCGCGCCTAAATTAGCGGGGATATGTTCAGGCTTATCTGCCTTGCCCCCGAAGGTTTCTTTTAGACGCTTCTTCAGGATTAGTTTATTTTTAGGCATATATCCTCATTTGAAGCATGGGAAAATAAATCCACCTTCATTGGTATTGCAATCATCTGCATATTTATTTGGCCCACAGCCAAATATAGTATTCCAATTTCCAGATTTATTTAGCCAAGTAAGTCCTCCATCAATTGATGCTAAAATACTTCCAAGATAAGGGCTTAGACTTGTAGTACCCGCCATAACAAATAATATTTTCTCATTATAAGGATGCATTACTAATCCTCTTAACATGCAGGAGGTTGTAGCATTTGTCCAATTATATTTATGCGCCCAACTATTTCCTCCATCCATCGAAGTAAAGATAGACATATCCCGGTTGTAATTGGAATCTCCTCTATAGGCTAATAGGGCGATTGTATTTGCGCCAGTAACTCCCATTGACATTCCACAGGCATGAGCATAGATAGTGTCCTCAATCCCTCCATAAGGATGCCCATTATATGAAGGAGAAACATTTGTGGGAGGGGTAACAAATCCATCATCAGAACGAAATACAAAATTGGTGTTATGTGGATAAGTTCCTGTCCATCCTATTACATAAACCATTTGGTCAAGCAGTAAGCCGCATCTAGGTAGAAATAGGGCATTGTCTGTATAATACCCGCAGGAACTTGACCAAGGAACTGACCAACTTCCTCCATTGCTATAAGATACAGCTAAGTCCCCCATCCCCATACATGCATATATCAAATTAGACCCTATTTCTCCACAAGCAAATCCTACTCCTTTATGGAAACGATTTCCCGCTGTTGCGACTGTTATTTCTGCCCATGTCCAAGTAGGAGACAATGCGACATTACTTAATAAGAATAACTTATTATCTCCAAAAAATAGAACATAAACAGTAGTCAATGGCGCGGCTCTACTTACTATCATCCTTAAGAAATAAGATACACTAGGAGAACCAACTAATGCAATTGCTTGGGCTTTACTCAATAGGGGCATAGCTATAACATTAGTTCCCGATGCCGCATTTAGACCAGAAAGATACCAAATACCATAATCACTCATCCAATATCCAGAGGAATAATTTGCATCCAATGGATTTAGGACAAATTCTATACAACCTGCTCCAGCATATCCTCCTACTGTCCCACTCACATTGGAGGGCAACATATTTGTCCAAGTTGGGGAGATGCTGGTAAAGTTGGCAGTCTTTCCTAATGCCCATCCATAAAGTTCTGGAACAGCCGAGATTAGTTTATTTCCCGCCACAAACACCGTGTCAGGCAGACCAGTATTGATGATGATAGGAGGAGTAATGATAGAACCCGTGATAATTGGGATTTTGGGGATGTCTACCGGCTCTGGAGTTTCAGGAGCGACTGGCGGAATGATTATTGTAGTCCCTGGAAACCCTTGAGTAACCTCATGCAGAACCATAGATGGAGAGAAGAAGGATTTATCAGGTTGATATGTCCAATTCATATCCGTGATATGAAATGCTTTATCTGTCCAGATTAAGTTGCGAGGCGTATCTGTATAATCCACATTCAAGAGGAGAAGTTGTTGGGGCGCAATATCAAGGTTGCGATAGTTTCCTGTAATATCCATTGCAACTGTTGGATATTTTGCATTCATATATGCATAAAGATTACCACATAGAGCATTCAATTGAACTTGGTCAGATAATGCTAGCCCTTCATGGGCTTCGAGGCTTCCTTCAAAGGATGGCACATCCCCAGGCGCACAGGATAATAATGGAATAGAACCTGATGTGCCACTCATCGCAAATCCGCCGCATTCGAGATAGGAAACTGGAGCAACTGTCCTCTCGTCTATCGAGATATTATTCATCCAATCCCAACGGTTCATATACATATTTATGGGATATGTGCCAGTAACATTATCTAATCTATCCAACCCAACCTCTAGCCATATCTTGCTCTGCCTATCTGCAACAGACTTGCCGAGGTATGCGCCCTCCATGAAGTTATAGATTGCATTATGCAAGGAATCTCTATCGGGACTGAAGTATTGTATCTTCTGGTCTGTGCCTACCCATTCTACATCAGAGCAATATAGGACAGTTGAATGCCATTTCCAATAATGATATGCAGAACGTTTACCATCTAAATCTACAAGTTCTCCCCAATTGTCGGGACTGGTCTTGCTCTCAACATCTAATCCAACCCCCGACCTGTTCTTCATTATCTCGGTAATACTTCCCACATCAAAACTAATTGAACCTTCTTGCCAATTGTATTCAATTGAACCGTCCAGAATATAGCCAACAAAGACAATGCTTTCTCGTCCTTGGGAACTACCGCCTATATGCTGTTGGCTCGCAGAATTTCCATACCAATCATCTGCGAAGATAACTACCAAAGCATTCTCTCGGATTATGCCTTCAGGAACATTCTGGCGGATTTTTATTGTGGAAGTATAACCTCCTTGGTCACGCGCACCAGATAAATCAGACATCTCCCAATTCAATATTGGATTGTTTGAACCGTCCTCTGGTCTATCATATATAGATATATGTCTATATGATGTGTCAAAGATGCTTGTTCCTGTTACGGTAACGATTAAGCAAGTTGTATAGTGACCAGAGACAGAATAACCAACATAGCCAGGAGTACGATCATAAGACCCTGTTGGGTCTCCGCCCTCGAAGAACCATTCATAGGATATGCCTTGTCCCTTGAGATTATATGTGCCAGAAGCAGAATAATAAACTTGTACCTCATTGGGTACTGGAGCAGTAAAGGAGAAGTCATCAATGTGGGATGTCATTGTCCCGACAGCAAGGATGGAATGGGAAACTTCTATCGTGGCAGTCACCGCCCCTGCTGGAGCAGTTTGGGTCTCTGAGATATGAATCCAGCCACTTGTTGCTTGAGGTATATTGTATGTATCCGAACTAATTAATGCGCTACCTATATCATACCAATTAACTTTGGCTTGATAAGTTACACCACCAGTAAGACTGTCATTATAAATCCATAAGGATAATTGATAAGATATTCCAGCAACAACATTTACCGGATCACTAAGTAAAGTTGCCCACTTATCAGCAAATGCATCTCCAAAGGAATACATAAGGACGGAACAACTTCCAGCATGACCAAATGCAGGGTCTCGTACACATAGACTATCTGCCCCACAAGTAAGCGTCCAGTTAACAGTATCTGTCTCAAAGGATGTATTGAGCAATAATTCTGGTACTGCAACATACTCTCTGAACCCTGCATAGTGGCATCCCATATTAATGAAAGAGCCTAAGTCGGAGTTCTGGCTAGTATATGGGACATCATAATCTTTATAGATAATAAGCGCGGCATTGTCATCTCCAGGCACAGATGCAACTAATGTTGGAAGCATTCCCCAGGGTTCAAAATATTTTACAATGGTAAGATAATCATCATCTTTCCAATCTATATGGGTACTCTCAGCCACAATCAATTCATTAGATGCTGTCCCACTTCGTATCCTGATTTTGCCTTTATCTGCCGCGCCTGCGGAAGTCCCTACATACATAGTCTCACCATTCCAAATATCCTCGACTGCACCACTTGACACGGTGTCGAATGGAACATGGACTGTATTGGCACTTGAACCTGTAACTCGACAAGCAAGAACTGTTGGTGGTTGGTATATAGAAAGCCAGAGTTTAGTCGTATGTGGGCGACTATGGAGGGCAGTAAGTTCGGAAGCGGTAGGAATACTCATAATCTATCATATAGGAACATTAATAAAGATTTTTTATTTTTACTTCCGTTGCATGACCGACATGCAGGAACAATATTTGATATATCATGAAATCCGCCTTGTGATAATGGAACAATATGATCTATTTCTAATTTAGTTTTCCTTCCACAATAGACACATCTATTAATATATTCATCACATATTTGTTTCCATTGTATCAAAGTAATTCCCTTTCCCAAGGCAGAATATTTTAATGCTTCATGTTTTCTTGTTCTAATACGCGCACTTTCTTTAGCCCTTTCTGGATATTTTGTTCTCCATTTTTCCCATCGTTTTGGATATTTTTTATTTATTTCTTTTTTATGTTCCGCATAATATGCTCTAGTGGTTGCCTTAATTTGTTCTGCATGTTCTGCATAATGTCTTTTACGCCAAGATTTAAGATATTCTTTTCGTTCTTCTTTAACTTCTATTGCTTTGATCTTATCAGGGTTCAATGCCCTCCATTTTCTCATATATTCAGTATGTTTTCTACGTTTCTCTTTCAATTGAGTCTCATTCATATTATTTATTCCTCTTTAAGTGCGTATACCTGTAATAAGTAAAGTACAATCTGTATAGTGTTCTGTAAAATAAGTAGACCATTCTGGTTCTTGCAGAACACAACCAGTATAAGCAAAGAAATGATAAGTATCAGAGGAGTTCAAGGGGAAATGAGGCAAGGTAACAACAACTGTACCTGTATTTTGAATAGATAAGAAGAAGTTTTCTAATTGTCCGGCATCACTAGGGTCTTGCAGATTGAATTTCATTTCAAATTCGCGCACGGCGGGATAGATAGGATGACCTGCGCCATCTATTCCCAAAGTAGCGCGTGGTATCCATCTTCCTGTAGTTGGTTGCATTGCCAAAAGAGTATTGTTAATATAATATCCGCTCATTTTGACCTCTGAATGGAGAGAACCACATCAGCCATTTCGCCTAAAGTATTATCTATAATTCTAGCCTCAAGGTCAGGAGATAAGAGCATCTCAATCGCTATCCTACCCCCTATTTGTCCTGCTTTATTAGCGGGAGTAAAGGTTGCATATTCCGCTCCACGTTCTCCAAATATAGCCGCAGTCGGTCTAGTTGCTAATAATGTCCCTCCGCTCGCCATTCCAGGTATCGTATGACCTCCAATAGATTGTGGAACTGTTATGCCTGACCAAGTTGCGGCGGCTTGAGCAGCTAGAAAATTATAATAATCTGTCCATAATTGTCTCATTACTCCATCACTACCTATAAACCCCTTCAAAATTCCATAAAGCCATGTCAAATCTGTAGCAAAGATTTTTCCATAGTCTCTCATTCTCCTAGACATTAAATTTATCTGGTCATTCCACCACTTTTGTTCGTCTTTATATGCTCTATCTCGTGCTAACTTAGCTTGGTCATGTTCTCGTTTTAGCCATAGTTCTCTATCTTCATATTCTCTTTTCCTCCATAAATTTAATGTCTCTAATTCGCGTTGATAATTTAGATTTATTTCTGCAAGTTGTTGGTTTAGGGTTCTCTTTAATTCGGCTAATCTAATCTTACGTTGGCGTTCAATATCCGCAAGTTCCCATTGTAATGCTTTTTTACGTTCTGCTTCTGCATCTTTAGCATCTTCAATTGTGCGTCCTCGTTGCACATTATAGGAACGAATTAGGCGCATTGCCTGTTTAGCATCCCGTTCACGAATTGCATCTTCCAAATTCATCAGCAAATCTTCGCGCAAACGGCGTAACTCTTTGGCTAAATCTTTCTCTGCCTGTAATTGCCCCTCTCGATATTTTCGATTTGCATCTTCTATATCTTGATTGGCCTTACGATTAACATCTGCTATATCTTGATAATATTTACGCCAAGCATCTTGAATATCCTTTTGTTTATTTATTTCTATATCAATCATCCGCTGTGCATATTCTCTCTCAATATCCTCTGCTTTTTGATTATATTGAGTTTGAATATTCAGCATTTCCTCATCATATCGGCTTTGTATAGCTAATAATTTCTCATCTCTTTGTGTAGTTATATCCTTCCACATAGTATTAAGTTCATCAGCAAGCGCTAGTAAAGGTTCTCTCCTTGCTTCTATACCTTTCCATGCTTCAGCAAATGGATCAGCATAAGGTTTGATATTCCCCAATCCCTCATCTACTATCAAACCTATATCCTTCATATATTGTCTTAATTCGGCTAATTTTCTCTCTTTTTCCATTGGATCGAGACCTGGAGTTGGAATATATCCTGGAGTTAACTTAAAATACCAAGCAGGTTCTTTTTCTATTAATCCTAATTCATAAGCTTTGTTCAAGGCCATTGATCTCAAGATCGTTTCATATATCTTATTTATTTCTTCAAGTACTCCTGCCCACGCCTCTTTTAGAGCTACTACTACAGGTAAAGATTTCTTTCCTAATGCTGCGGTTTGGTCTATTATTGATGCTGTAGCCTTATCCATACGTCCTGGGAGTGTGGTCTGATAATAGACTAAATCCTCCGCATATTTAGCGGTCTTTGCAATAATTAGATTATAAGTAGCTAAGGCACGTTGTTGTTCTGTCAGGGACATGTAGTTTCGTCCCCAACCCAACCGTTGTGCCTCTAAAGCGATAGTGGTTCGGTTGATGGATACGCCTAAACGCTGTAGACCTTCGGTATATCCAGATGAAAGTGCTAGTGCTACAGTTCTCTGTACCTCATCCATTGCTCGACCATTGACAACTGCAAGGGTAGCAATGGCATCCTGCATACCTAGAATTTGTTTTGAAGTAAGACCAAAATCTCGAATTAAGTTAATGAGTGCGGCAGAGCCTTGAATAAGTTCTTTGCGAGAGAATATACCAAACTTCTCTTTTAGTTTATCAATATTCTCATATAAATCTTTGATAGTTATATCCCCACCTGCACGCTGTAAGGCACGAACACCAATTGAGACTTGAAATATTCCTTTGGCTAATTCATAGGCAGATTGGGAGGCATCTTTGAAGAATTGAAGTCCTAAGCGAAGAAGTTGGACTATACTATAGACACCAAATAGGGAGGTCATAACTACTTTGGCAATATTTCCAATCTGACCTAAATTTAGACCGAAGAGTTTGAAACCTTCGGAGGTCTTTTTGGTTTCATCTCCAAGCAACTTCATGGCATTATTAACTGTATTGATTGGAGTTCCCGTCTGAACCATTTGAGTTGCTACTTGAGCATAAGATTGTCCTGTCGCTTCGGCAGTAGATTTAATTTGTGTTGCTAAATTTGTAAGGATTGCACCTTGTTGTTTAGCGGCATCCGTCATAACTACATTACCATTTTTATATGATGCGAGATATTCCTTTTGTGCCGCCTCTATCCCTTTTATATTGGCAATTTCACTCGCTGATCTTTCTTTTGATGCCTGAGTTGCGAGGACATTCGTATCTAAAAGAGTTTTTCCTATTTCCCCATAAGCCCGTTTAACTTCTGCTGCATAGGAAGATAAGGCGTCTTTATCATCTTTAATATATTGTTTTCTTAAATCACTTTCCATTTTGGCTTGCTTTGTGCTAACCCCCATCCCAATATCGCCCGCTACATCTTTATATTTTTGACTTGCTTTTAGTTGTTCTAGAGCAGCATCGAATTTTCCGCCCGCTCCAAATGTAGTGGCTTTAAGTTCTTCTGCTTTAAGATTAATTAATCCTTGTGCTACATCCTTAAAGGTTATCTTAGCCTGTCGCCCATAATCTAATATCTCCTCGGTCATTTTCTTCGTTGCCTCGCGGACGCGTATCATTTCTTGAATTTCCTGACTAGCATCTGCAATAAGACGGAAACGAAGTTCTTGGTCTGCTTCACCCATTAGAATATCCTATTTTCATACAGAAGTTTCGCAAGCCTAAAATATTATTTCTCATAAGACCATCAGCAAAAACTTCTAATAATTCATTAGAAGTCATATCTGTCAATTCAGTTTCTTCACATTGCTCCATTAATGCAATAGACATCAGATAATTGCGATGCTCATTCTTCTGTATCATGCTATCAATAACTCCACCTATAAAAAGCAGCCCATCATCCTCCACATCTTTAGGAAGATGTTTCCCAACTAAATCATATAACTTCAATGCCTTATCCAATGGGAGTTGGTTCATGTGGCTTCGCTCCCTTCATAGGTCTTATTATTCCCATTGGAATTAATCGTTTCGGTATCATTACTTTCCTCTCTAATGGAGGTTGAACCTCTTTCCTCATCCACATCGGACGAGATAGAGGATTGAAAGTGGATTTCTTGGTCTTATCATCATAGGAATATGCGCCTTCATTTATAGACCACCACCATTCCTTGTCCAATTGTTCGCTCACCATCGTTTCCTCAATCAATGCAATTGCATCATCTATATCCATCTTGGCAATATATTCCAAATCCCATCCATAGGACTTGGCGATGATATGCGCCCATAAATACCAAGTGCGCCCTTCATATTCCCAAGGTATATCTTCATCTTTATCCTTATCTCGTGGTTTCAAGAGAGGAAAGTCTATGCTAGGTAAATTCTTTGATACTACTTCTACATACGCCTCTGCAACTTCCGACCAAGGCAATGCTTCTAATTCTTCTTTAGTCATCCCTAGCGCAACAGACAAGTAGAGATAAATCTGTCTAGCAAACTCATCTCTACTTGTTGTTTTTAGAGGTTTTATATCCTCTAACTTAATCCAATCTTTTAGTCCTGCGCGGACTGCTGTAAACTCTTTATCTCCGAGTTTCACATTATGCTAACACACTTGCATCTTCCCGCAAGAACACGCCAAATTTCTGAGCAGATGGTTTGGTGGTATCCGCGTATGCTCGGAGTTTTATTCCTGTAGCAGTCCAAGAAGTACCCCAAGGCATATTGAGTGTCCAAGCATCAATGAATTGGGCTTTGTGTAGATGGATAACCACATAGTCTCCATCAGTCTCATTATAGACCCTAGGAGCATACACCATCCAGTATTGGTCATTATTGATGTCGCCAAATCCAAACCCTTCTACATCTGCGGCTTCACTAACCGTCCCACCCCTCAGCATATGGGTCAGAATAGACAGCGGGAACAAAGATTGAACCGTAAAGGTGAGTTCAAGATAGTTACGTTGCTGAACAGTAGACTTTACGCCTACATTATCGCAACGTACCTCATTGATCGTGATATTATCGGCAAGAGAAACATCTAAGGGACAACCTATTTCATGCACAGGATAAGTTGCAGACCCCGACAATTGCCAATAGAAGGCACTAGAACCACTACCAGTAGAGGAACGGTACATCGGGAGGGCAGAGTAATCTTGGAAATAGATTAATGGTGCGCCCGCAATATACAAATCCTCGGCAGTTTCTATTGTGCCGAAGGGATTTCCAGTAACGAGAGTCATGTGATTACCTCACTATATCAAAATAAGGTTGAAAACCAGGAGAACCAGGACAACACACTCCTCCTGACCATTTCGTCAACATTATATCCACATCTCGTTTATCTACATCTTGGGTACTACCAGAGCCATTGAAAACATATAACTTACCTGAAACTTTCCCCCAATATGTTAGATTTACACCTTTTAGTAAGACGAGTTTAATAGTCTCCGAAGTTTCCTCCACAATGGGTTCAGTTTCAATCTTGCTTTCCAACTCAATCTCTGCGGAACTAGAGATAATTCCATCGTCAATTTGAAGGGTAGTTTCCTTCGGTTCATCTATCCACTCGCTATGCCTAACATTAACACTTCGCTTCGCCATGTTGTTTTATCCTGCCGGATAGCCGGAACTAAGTTAGTCGTTCTAAAGAAGAACGAGATACTATTCGATATTATTGATTTTCCATGTAATGCAGTATTTATTATACCAGCAATTCTATCTGCTTCAAGGGAGGACGCATCCTCGCTGAATACCATAATAGAGAAAGTAACGTTCTGATGTGAGCAACTTGGGTCATCATTGAGAGGATTATTGCTTATCAAACGTATACGAATATTGGGATATGTATAATCTTCACCCTGAAATTGATCTTCGCGCATTTCTATAACCGTTACTTCAGCAGTAATAGTTATAACAGTTTTGATATATGCCAATATCGCGGCTTGAATTTCATCATTCCTGCGCATTATCCTTTTACCTCAATTATCTCTATTGGCTTCTTACCTTCCATTAACATTGCCTTGAAACCTTGTCCTAATATCTTTTTCATTTCTTCTTTATTTTCTTCTATGGTAGGATGCACATAGGGTCTGGGAGCGACCCCAGGGTGCATAACATAAGGTAACATAATTCTTCCTGATGTACGAGAATAAGTTAATCGTGGAGCAGATGGAATTGGAATGTATGGATTAGAAGGCGAAATATTTTTGGCTTCTTCCCATTCAAACGCGAGGGCTGCCCTTTTTGTGGGTTCAATTATATACTTCTCTCCCTTCTTTCCATGTATACCAGAGCCATATTCAAATGCCATAGCCGCGCCATGCTTTATTACAATATCAATTGAGCATCCTTCATTTGTCTCTTGGGCAGGGTCTATGGTTGTATTTTCCCCAATTGCAGTTGGGGCTTTTACTTCTTCAATCTTTCGCTTCATCTGCTCGACAAAGAAACCTGCAACTTTGGTTAGAGACGCGAGGATATTGTTACTGGTTGGCATGGGATTGTACGCTCCTAGTCACGGTGAGCATAGAATAATTCCTAGGATCACGAGGATTGAAATCACTATGCCTCATGCTCACTACTCTAAATCTCTTGCTATAGTAAGGATGATCGGTTGGCGCAATTATTTCTATCTCATCTCGCTCTCGAATATCTTGGCATCCAGGGGAGACGATTAAGGTAAACATCCTTACGGTCTCTAAACCTTGTTGCAACAATAATTGCTCATCGGGACTAGCCTGCATACGCGCATGATAGTCTGTGGTAGATGTGCCGGATATTCTCGCTCCACCTACCTGGTCGTCTGTTATTTGGGTCATCCTATGCACCCGAATTAGCATATTGAGACCAGATACCATATCAAATTCCTACATACCTAGGCTTACGATATTTCTGCAATAGATTAGAGGCGAAATGCGCTCTTGGAGATGAACCAAAACTGGTTCTAAATAATCGCACTCTGCTCTCCCTATATTGCTGGTTTTGGAAATCCTGCACTCCAATATCTCCTGGGGCTTCATTGCCATATCCGATAATCTCATTCAAGATAATATCCGCATAAGTTGTCAAGGCAAGCAATATATCTGCCCTAAATGAAGTACCACTATGTAGACCACAATTATAGACAATCTGGACTTGGTAAGGATGCTCACCTGAATTATGACAACCACAATTTCCTGATAGATAATCTATATCTACTATGCCATAAGTATCATCGCGCAGAGCATAATAAACATTAGATGCTCCGCTTTGTGACCAATATTCTTCTTTATCGAAATCTAAGAAGGTAACTTTGGATAGATAATTGACATAAGCATAATCAGTTAGGATGGTTGGAGAATAGGAGAATGTGCCAGTAACCGTTGTAGGAAGTAGGAGTGTACTCAAATCTTCAGTAACTGCCATCTCCGCAATGAGATATGCGGCGGCTTTCTGTGCAGAACTTCCAATCGCTCCATGCCCCCCATATGCCATAAAGAGAACATCGGTCAAAACGATTGGATTATTAAAAGGATAGAGGTTCATACAAACTCCGAAGGTCTTACAATAAACATGGTTTCCTCAGCGGCGAATACTGTTCCTGAACTCTCAAACCTATAATACCAAATCCCATCATTATCCAAAAAGAGACCATAGGAATATGTCCCTGTAGTAGTATTTGAGAGAGACCCTTGTGGAATTGTAACTTCCAATCCATTTGGATACTGTATCAATAATGAGACAGAAGATGGATTAGTTAGAACTCCATTCAAGGAGAAACTGGTTTGGAGAGTTACCTTGTCGCCTTTATTGTAGTAGTTTATGGTCATGGTTAGTTATCCACGTTTTCCATCACGGCACTAATAGTATTGACTGTAATTGGTGTCTTTATATCCTCAATTATACGCGGAGTTGCCTTATCTTACTCCTTGATGAGTATTTTTGGTTTGGGTACTATGATTTTATCTTGTTCTTGTTGCAATGCTTGATTTTCTTGCAAATTTAATTGAAATTTGGCTTTGAAATCCAGATATGCCGCAATCTCAAGCATCTGGAAGGGAGTAACATTCTCCACTCCTAACTTGAAGAAGGATGAACCTGGAGATATAAATTCAATAAAGATTATACTTCTTTCTACTGGTGTATCATTCATAAACAACTCCACTCCGACCAGGCAAGTTTGCCTCCCCATCGCTGTAGGAAGATTAGACGATTGAAATCCAACGGGAAACCTTCTTTATATTTCTCCGCCGTTGCGCCTGTGTAATGTATTCCTCTTGCGCTAGGGTTCACAACGATATTATATCCCATTTCTCTAACTTTTAGACAGTAATCGACATCCTCATATGTGCCTTTGCCATAACCCTCATAGAATAATCCAGCCTTATTGAACAAGGAACGGCGAGTTATCATTGCCGCCCCCGTCACGGCATAGACATGCCGCATTGCATTCACTTTAGGATGTTCTGCATCCCATCCTAAGAATACATGAATAAATTCACCACGAATGTTGGTCATAAGACCAATATGTTGCAACATTCCAGCAGGACGATGAATCTTGTCCTGAGGCAAACCCTCCGCATCATCAGGGAATACCAGCTTCATTCCTATTGCCCCATTCTGAGGATCATCCATATCCCTAACTAAGGTATTGATGCTCCCAGGGTCAGCCATGACATCTGAATTTAGAAACATTACTAGAGGTGCATAGCCACGCCTGAAGCCCTGATTGCAACCTTTAGGGAAGCCAAAGTTTTCTTTATTCCTGGTGATGACTACATTATCCATATGCAATGACCCATAAAAAGCATCTGCCTCCGCTTTATCAGGGGAGGCATTATCTACTAAGATTACATTGTATGGAGTATCTTTCGCCGCTTCTGGCAAGGCTTGAAGGCATTTAGCCAGGAGGTCAAACCTCCCATGCACCAAGATAACTATATTCAGGAGATACCGCTCAATTTTTTGAGCAGATGGATTTTTCTTCTTGTTGTTGTGTTTTCCCATAGGTTCTATTCATTCCTTCTAATTCTATCAATGCAAAATGCCAATCATGAAACCTAATTGGGAGTTCTTTTCCTGTTGCTACATTATAAATAACCCAATAGGTTTCATCTCCATCACGGCGCATTCTGACCTTGAAATACTTCACTTTTGCTTTCCTTCAGTTCGGTTAGAGATTTATCTAGTATTGTAACTGCCTTATCCCAAGTACGATTTTCGACATATTTGCGCGCCTTCTCTATTCGAGAAGTCTGGTCGGAAGCGTAAATAAGATTTAGCTTATTTACAGCATCCTCATGATTAATAAAATAGCGATTGCCATTGCCAAATGGGTCGGTATAGAGAGGCAAATCATATTTCACTAACTCTCCACGACCATCTGCCAGCAATTCAGACATGCCTGTACAATTTGTAGCTACACAAGGGACACCAACTGCCATAGCCTCCAATAAGGTCATCCCCAGCCCTTCACACTTCGAGGGGAGAAAGAAGGCATCTGCCATTGCATAGACATTCCATAGCCCCTTTTGGTTCATGCCGCGCTCAATAAGCATAAACCTATCATTTATGCCCTTAAATTGAGCATAATCTCGCAAATTCCAGCCAACCATGTTGAACTCGCGCGTAACCATGACGTAGCGAACTTTTTTGTCCTTAGCAAAATCAGCAACGATGTCCATGCCCTTAGCTAAGTTCTTGCGCTCTTGATTATCGGCATTGGTAAAAATGACAAACTCATCTGGCTCAATCCCAAACTCAGTCCTAATTTTCTGACGTTCCTCTTCGGCTCTCATCCTCCATAACACCGTGTCAATACCAATGGGAATATACTCAGCATTCATTACTCCCGCTTTGTGAGCTTCCTCTGTACCAAACTCAGAGATTATTAGTGGCTTATTTATCGCCATTAATATCATTGCCCAGCTTAGACATAGTGGGTCAGCCTCGATGGGCATAATTCCTAGATATTTGAATGGCGCATTAGGAAATAGATAGTAGACCATCTTCTGAAGTGGGATGTCTAATGCAACAACCAGAACATCCAAACCCCACATATTGACAAGATTTATGACCTGGGCTTGAGCTTCCCGTAAATCTCGTGTAGGAATGATGGAGAACTTATTATGATGCTCCTGTCCCGTATAGCCAAGACCAAGAGCCTTTATCTCATATCCCTTTTCAGTCAGAGAATTACAAAGTGGAACGCTAATATTGAGGTAACCTGACCCTTGTGGGTCAAAGTCAGAGAGCCATGCTAGATGCAACTTTATCCTCCAAATACTAATTTATCCCATTGAGAAGCGATGCTCAATGGATTAAATCGCTTAATAGACAACTTTTGTACTTTATCCTGTTCAGCCTTAAGTATATCAGGATTATTCAATAACCATAAGAGTGTTTCTGGTATTGATTTCTCCGTTAGGATATGACCCATGTTAGTTGTGCGTAATGCTCCTTGTCCTGTTGTTATAGGCAACGCTCCTGCCACCTGCGCCTCAGCACACGCAATGCAGAATAGTTCATCATAGATGCATGGATACACAAATAATTGCGCCTTCAGTTGTTCGTCAATTAATCTTGCGCGGGTTACTGCTCCAAGATAGAACACGCCTCCACCAATAAAACTTGCCCAACCAGAGCGATGAGGGCCATCGCCAGGGAAAGGAACTCCCCACAATCTATAATCACTTGTAATTACTAAGCTAGTTTCTGGAACGGCAGAATGGATGGTTTTCCAAATGCTTCTCATCCCCATTAATCCCCTATCAGGAACAGAAGTAAATATCATGCGCCCTGGAATTTTCTCAATATGACTATGATTATAGTCATCTAATCTCACGGATAAATCTATAACTATGGTATTCTCAATATGGAAAGTGTCTTTGAAATATTGCTGATGGAAAGGCGAGATTACCACAATCTTATCCATAAATTGTGCATATTCTCCATATTTGCCTTTAGTACCCTGGTCGCAACTCCACCAGACCTTTAGACCTTTGGCTGGGATAGCATTGACATTTGGAGTGCGAAAGACAATCAGAATATCTCTATCTGTATCAGTCTCAAATTCACTCTTGCGCCGTTGCTCAAATGGAGATGCATTAGGTTCTTTGGGGTCATTGTAGAGTATAACTTCATGACCTAATTGATGCCAAGTCTCACACATCGTCAGAAGCGCGAGTTCTGCCCCACCTACTCCGATATGCCATTGGTCTCCCCATATAGATTTGCTGGAAACTCCTAGTGGAGAACCATCAGTCGTGAGAATTTCTATTCGCATTTGCATCATCCTCTGCTACGCATTGTTGTAACTTAAAGTGCAATAGTTCCCATTCTTCGGGAAAATCTACATCATCGGTGTAATCATAAAACTGCACCAGCAGTTCTGGCTTATCAAAGGCATGATAAAGTGTCCACAATTTTGCAGGCAGATTGTGCATAGCCATCATGCGCCATGTCCAATAGCAAGCATCTGCAACTTCTTTATGCTTCTCTCGATAGATGCTGATGCCAAATATTTCAGATTGGGATTTGCCTGTGACCTTATTCTCTCCTAAGCGACCATAGAAGGAGAATGGACGGTCATCTGCAAATATCTTCTTTATGGCATAATTGCTGAAGATGACATCGCCAAGCAGGATAATTACTCTATCATAATCCCATGAAAGCTCTTTGTAGGTTAGCCAAATCCCATGCAAAATTTCACCTGGGTTTTTGAACGTTTGGTGCATCACATTTATAGGAAAATCTTCTGGAGCAATAAGAGTATTGTTCTCACCCCAAAGCTGGTATATGGTTCGACCAATGATGGTGGAATATCCAACACCTAATTTCGTGATGGGGAGCAGTTGTTTATATCCCATATCGGCACTTTTCCATCTTGCCCCTTTCCCCTGTGCCATAATATAGATTTTTCTATTCATCTAATAATCCTTCTAATATCTCAATTGCTTCAAAATAACTTTTTCGTCTTATGGAGCATCCTTTAGCGTGAGGAGTATCTGCTATACCTGCATCAAATATATTAGCATCAAAGACAACCTCTTTCAACTGATGTCGTAAGGCTTCAATTGCTAATTTTATTGCTTTCTTCTTATTCATACCCATCGTTCTCCTCCTGTGGCATGTTTACCAAATGTAGCATGAACCATGCAAACCATCATCTTGCCCTGTGGGGACGCATCCAGCAAGTATCCACTTTGCCCCACAATTATGCCTACGCCTCCACAGGAGCAGGCAAAGGATGGCGCATATTTATAATGCTTAGGCATCTCATATAGGAAGTGGTCATCGTATGGGGCGGCAGGAATAAAGCCGCCATACTCAGGTACAAAGAATTTGTCCTGTCCATATACCCATGTCCCATCAGGAAGTTGGGCCTTAGTGGGTGTCCCATAGTGACGAATGATTTGGAAAGATACTCGGTCTATGTTTAATTGCTTTGGTTTTTCTTTCATATTAATTTACACGCCTCCAATATTGTCTGCACCCTAGCATCATAAGTATGAGGTTTCACTTTTTCATATCCAGCAGTTGCTAGGCGGTTTCTTCGTTCTTCATGGTCAAGAAGGCATAAGACTCGCTCCTCCGCTTCCGCTGGAAGATTAAACCCAAGATAATCCTCCTCATCTACAAAAAAGGTGTCTGCATCAGGAACTTGATTAGCAACCATTGGCATCCCCATCGCCAGCATTTCCCAAAATCTTGCATTCATATCCAACATACTAGACCAATTTAGTCCAATTTTGCTCTTATTGTGAATAGCACGATATTCATCAAATATGAGACCTAGACCATAGTAAACCTTCAAGCCATGAGAACTCAAACGGCGCACAAGTTCGTCCCTCTGCGGATAATGAAGCCCAATCAGGCAGGCATCATATTCCTTTGGCAAATCCTCATGGTAATGGATAGTTGGGTCATAGCCATAGGGAAGATAGATTTCATCCTTCTCCATATAGGGGGTCTGCATACAGAATACCACATCAGAATATTGCTTTGGCTCTACATATGTAGGCTTCAGGACATGCGGGTCAGTCTCCAGCAGAGCCACAACTTTTCCTTTTGGTCTGTCCCTGAAATGGAAGCCAGCGTCTATCTGCAAGAATAAGTCTGGCTCAAATGGAAGATGTGGAGCAACTACAGCGAATGGAATACTCGGAGGGACTGGATTTGCTGGTAGAGAGAAGTTAGGAGCTTCAACATATCGCTGAGGCATCTTCATTCCTCCACCCCAGGGGATAGTATCTCCTGAAAATGGGCCACAAGTCCATAATTCGACATCCGTTCTGCGCCTGAAGGCGCGAATGAAATATCGCATCATGGTCATTGGATAGAAGATACCAGAGATGACTACTTTCATAATTTCTCCATAAATTCATATATTTTTTCTATAACATAGTCCAAATGTGCCAAGGTCAATCCAGGATGGCAACCAATCCAGAATGTGCGTTCCATCACATAATCCGCCCCACTCAGGTCTCCATGTATCTCATACTTCACATTCTCCATCATGGGTTGGCGAGTAATATTGCCAGCGAACAAAGGACGGGTTCGGATTAGATTTTCCTCCAGAAAGTCCACCAAGTCTTTTCTGGTAAACGCATCTGAGATAACCGTCATTGGGAAGCCAAATGGAGACGGAAGAGAATGAGAGCATTGCTGAACAAACATCAAATGTTCCCCAAATTGCTCCAGGTTTTCCCGCAAATATTGGTAATGTCGTCTCCTAATTTCCACGAATTTTGGGAGTTGGATCAATTGAGATAACCCCAATGCTCCTTGTAGTTCTGTCATCTTCAGATTGTAACCTAGACGGGTAAAGGTGTATTTGTGGTCATATCCATAGGGGAGATGTTTCCAATTCAGGCTAAATCGCTTACCACAAGTATTATCTTGCCCAGGCAGACATTTGCAATCTCGTCCCCAATCTCGGAAACTATTTAACTCATGATAGAGATATTCACTACTGGTAAATACTGCACCACCCTCACCAGTTGTAATATGATGAGCGGGAAAGAAACTTGCAATCGAACAACTCCCCAACTGACCAACCCCACGACCACTTACTTCTGCACCAAGAGCATCGGCAATATCCTCGACTAAGAAACAATCTAACTCATCTGCAATAGTCTTGACAGCAGATACATCAAATGGGAAACCTAATGTATGTGCCAAAACTATTCCAGCCGTCCAGCCCATAGTATCTATCGCCTCTAACACGGTGTCGGCATCAACATTTAGTGTTTCAGGGTTTATATCAATAAACTTCGGGATAAGATTATTCTGGATAATCGGAGTAATAGTTGTCGGAAATCCAACTGCACAAGTTACTACTTTCTTTCCAAGCCTTCCGACATTAGTTTTCAAGGCAGTAAGAGCCAATAGACTGGCAGATGAACCAGAATTACATAGGACAGCATATCGTGTCCCTACAAATTTGCATAACTCTTTGGAGAATTGTCTACAGAGTGCGCCTTCGGTAAACCACCCATCTAATGTTGCAGATACTACGGAGACTAAATCATCTGGCGATATAACTGCGCCAGAGACAGGTACTATATCTATTCCTGCCCTAAATTCTTTTGGTTCTAAGTTCTCATCTGCATATTTTCTTATTTCATCCAGTATCTTCTGCTTGTTCATCTATATTTATTTTCCTTGGTCTCCATACAGGTTCTTCACCCAAATCACAAATCTGGCTAATTAACTTATTAATCCCCTTTGCCCACTCATCCATCTGTCTTTCTAACTCAGTTACTTTTCTTTCCAGTTTGTCTATGTTCTTCATAAGCCTAGTTTCTCTGTCAGCAGATTGGGATGCAATATCTGAATATTGTTTCGCAGTTTGCGATTTGGCTTCCTCAGCCTCACATTCAAGTTTCTTTGCAGTTGATTTTGCTACCTTCTGGTCACTTGGTGTCATTCTTGCTATCTTTATCCACATGAATATCATACCAATAAGTGCAGTTATTCCAGGGAGGGCATCACACCAATCATGTAAGGTCATTTCTTAATCTCCAGATGCTCGATTATTTCTTTGAAGTATGGTTGCCATTTGTTCAAATACTTTTGTCTATTTTCCTCTGTGTTCTTTGCTCTATCAGGATTGACCTTAGCGATAGTTGCCCCGCCAATATGTTTCAAATTAGGATTATTCAGGGCGACTATATTATATCCCAAAAGTGTTGCCTTTGTGCTTAAATCTATATCCTCGTAATCGTAAAATCCATAGATAGGGTCGAACCCTCCAATCTTCCTCCATACCTCTGTAGTACAGGCGACAAGCCAACCATTCGCATAGGGGAGGATATATTTCTTTCCTTCATATTCAAAGGTATTCCATCCACTATCCCAATAGATCAATTCCCCGCCAATCAAGACATCATTAGATAATTTCTTCTCAATTTGAGATAGGAAATCTCCGATAATAATGACATCATTGGATAAGAAGATAAGTGCCTCTGCGCCATGATGCATTGCGATTTTCGCTCCAATATTCATTGATCCCCCAAATCCTATATTTTCAAGGTTCTTATAATATTTAATATTAGGACGGATAGATTGCCACCATGCTACACCTTTCTCACAATCCTCCTGTGTACTGGCATCATTGACTAACACGATGTCAACATCTCGTGCATACCTATGTAAATTCATCAGACAAGAATGAGTTAGAGACCACATATTATAGAAGGGAACGATAATAAATATTTTCATTTTGTAATTTCCGCCATCAGTCCTAAAAATAAGGAGAAAGTAAGAACAACCAAAAGAAGAATAGGAAAAGCAAAGTAATTCATTGAATGGGAAGTAAAATATATTAATAAAATAGAACCTACAAACATACATCCTCCTATCCCTACTAACAAAGACAATCCTCTAACCAATATTTTAAGGGTATTCATCTCATCTCCTGAATTAATAATGCTCTAGGCGCACCACATTGGGTACATGATTTATCTTTCATTTCAATTCTTTGCTATCCAATTTTATCAATTTTTCTTGTAATCTAGAAATATCATCTATACCTAATTGGTCATTTACTTTATTCAATATTTGTGCAATCTCCGTGAATGGCTTACTTGTATAATCATTCTTCCAGAAAGCAATTCCTGAAGGAGTAATTTGTAAATATCTTGCATATGATGGTGCATATACGTCAACAGCGAGAGCTTTATGTTCTTTACAGGGAAAAATTAACCATGCCCCTACTGATTGTAAACTCTCATAACTGCTTATATGAAAATCATTACAGTCATTTGCGTGACAATGCCAGCAAGTATCTATTCCTCGTTGCTGTCGGGGGGAAACCCAAAATTCCTTTAATTTGCCATGAAGCATCTTAAGACAAACTAGAAATTCTGCCCTACCTAAGTTTTGCCCGCCGGGTGTATCATCCAGCCATTTGAAAGGCATAAATACATTTTCTTCTATTTCTACTTGTTTTAATTTGTACATTTTTATTTCTCTATTCTAATTTTCATTGCTTCAAGACCCTCAGCAACAGTATAAATAGGCAACTTTAGTTTCTTTGCTAAATTAGTTTTCAATCCTGCATGGCGAGGACGAAATGCCATCCCAGGTACATCATTTGAAGGTTTAATTAATTCTGAATTGTAGCCAAAGATATTCGCAATCATTACTGCAAACTCATATCTACTCAGTACATTATCCCCTGCAATATTTACAATTCTAGGCGATGTAGGCAATTCACACAATTTCAATAATGCTTCTGCTAAATGGGGTACATAAGTTGGCGATCCTCTAAGTTTAGTAGTTACCCAAAATGGTACACTAAGTTCAAGACTATCTAGTATCTTAGTTACAAAATCTGGCTTCCATCCTCCATATAGAATAGTAGTACGCACAACTACATCCCTAGAATTTTTATGGGCAAGGATAATTTCTTCACCTAATAGTTTTGTGTATCCATATTGACAGATTGGATTAGGTCTAGAATTTTCACTATATGCGCCATTTAATCCATTGAAAACATAATCTGTACTCATGTACACGATTTGCCCATCGAACAGAGAACGTAAGATAAATGTCCCTATCTTATTGACGCGCTCTGCCTCTTTGTATCTTTTGTTTTCTGAACCATCTACATCTGTAATAGAAGCACAATGGATAATAACATCTGGCTTCTCCAAATCCAATATTGCCTTGACTTGGGGAGTTTCTGTGACATCGCAGATTAATGGAATACATCCGCGATTGCATAATTCATTTCCTAATCGCCCTTTATATCCGGTTACTCCAATTTTCATTTTGCTAATCTCTCCTCATTTGCTAATTTAAGTCCTTCATAAGTAGAATATATTGGTATACCCAAAGACCGCGCTAATTCGCAATTCAGTCCCGTTCTCATAGGTCGAGGGGACGCTTGTATCTCTCGTGATCTTGGAATTATAAGAGATTCATCCAATCCAAATACTTGAGATGCCATACTCCAAAATTCATAATAATTCATTGTCTCATTATTGGATATATTAACAATTGAGGGCGTGTCCTCTATATTATTAGCCAAAAATAATAATCCATCTACAAAATGTCTTACATGCAGGAAGGAACGTTTGATAAGAGTAGTATATTCTTTAGGCTTGCCAAGTAATAAATTATTTACATCTTCCTGCATAGTAGACCAACTAAATAATTTACTAGAACGTACTACTATAGATTTAGCCACTCCATAGGTACTTATCGCCTCCCCTGCCCATTTAGTTAATCCATATACATTTATGGGATGGGGGTCTTGCTTCTCACTATATGCCCAATATTTCCTTCCATCGAACACATGGTCAGTACTTACATAGATTATCACATCCTGACTTGTCAAATTATCAACTAAGTTGGAAACTCCTCTAACATTGACATTGAAGGCTTCCATGCGATGTTCTTCGCAATAATCTACATCGGTAAGCGCGGCAAGATGGATAATTATAAGAGATGTATCAGGATGACCCGCCAATTCAAGAGCATCTCCTATTTCAAGCGGTTTTAGAATGTCACATTTTAGGGGTTCTATTCCTCTGCGGAGTAACTCTTGACCAACATACCCCTCACTCCCCGTCATTACTATTTTCATCTTCTTCATCCTTTACATCTTCAATCTTTATAGTTATATAATGATCTCCATCTTCCATCTGATCTAAACTCATATCTAGGCGAAATCTCCCTCTCGTCCTTGCCAAATGAGTTTCATAAATTTCCTTAGGAATTTTTATCTTTCCTCCATATATTTCATAGATATAGCGAATGAGATTAGAATTAAGTTGATTTATCCCCATCAGTTTATCGCACATAATTCCGGTATCCACAAGGAAATCTGTAAGATGGCTTGAATAGTTCTCCATCGTCTCTTTCATAGGTTTCATTTTTATTTTCTCCTTTTCTAATTAAATCTGCATAGCCAATTCAGGTTCTAGCCAGAATATAAGGCTATGCAGATTATACACTAGATTATATAGTTTGTTTATTAGAATTTCATTAGAAATTCTAGTCATTCCGAGTGGCTAACTTGTAATAGCCACTTGCAGTCATACCAAACAGGACACCATAGACCGCGATGCTTACCCATTGTGCCATTCCAGGGAACAAGACCTGTAACTGCAAGACCACAGCTAATACTATGCCCAAACCCATCGAGATAGTAGTAACAATCTTGCCCTCAAGACTAAATAGTTCCTTGATAAATTGGACAAGCCCAGGAAGCATTGCTAAAATAAGCAGAGGTGTAACAATACCAAATAGTTCAGACATTTTCAACTCCTATTTTGTTCTCGTAATCGTTTTACTCTTGCCGACCTCGGTTCATTAGACACCGTGTCATCTTTAGAAATCGTAGACCAAATTTCATCTACTAATTCATCCTTCGTCCATGCTGAGGACGCGCCTTCTATATTATAATACCTCGCTAAGGCAATTAGGTTGCCTTTAACCATTTTCGTAAGTTCTTCTCTTGTCATATTCTTTTTCCTTCCCAAAGGTCTGTCTCCTGTTGAGTTGCAAGGCGAAAAAGATGTCTCCCACTTTCGCCTCCAGGACATCCACAACCTCTACCTTTGCGATTTATAAGTATATCTACATGCTCAGGACGCACATACGCGAGAGAGAAATATCTGCGATATTGAAATTCATATATCTCCTTCTCGATATTGATCCTTGTTGAATTTGCTGAGTAATATAGAACCGCTACCCATCCTGCACCATTTGTTATCATATATGGCATTACCATGATTATTCAGAATGAATTGCCGCCTTTATACTTCGCAGAGCATCAGGATAAGATGAGGGGAAAAGTAATGTTCTCGCTATATAGCGAGTTTCAATCTCTTCTAAAGTAGGACTTTCAACAAGTGTTGTAAGTCTGCCTCCTAACATAATATAGATTTGCTGTACACTACCTTGGGTAAAACAAAACTTCTGTCGTTTTGGGTCTGTCTTATCTATCCTGCATAAATCCGCCCCATACGCAATTAGGGCGGCGGCTAAATACATATCTCCAACTAATTTTTCCATTTATATTTCCTTTCTCCTATGGCAGAGAGCGAGAAAGGAGTAAAAGTCGCTCTCTGCATACTAGGAGGAGAACCATGATTATGTAACGGCAGCTTTACCAATCCGCTGAACAACTATAGATGCAGACCTTGGCTTGAACCATGTTGATGCCAAAGTAGGCAGAACATAGAGAGAAACCGTAACCGCAGTTCCAGAGACATACTCAATGGCTTCGCCAGATACATTGATTGCAGTACCACTTGAGGATGGTCTAGCCCTAGCAACCGCCTCAGGCAAACCAATTCCGGCTACATAAGGCTCAATGGCATATTCAGAGTTCGGGTCGCCTTCAAAGGAGACCGACCAATGAACAAGATAGTTGCCAACATCATTAATGTATATTCTATCTTGAGAAGGTGTTGCGGTGATTCCTGTGGTGACATATACCGAGGCATTCTGGAATGTTCCAGTAATCTTGGTATAAACGGTGGCTGAGAGAGTAGTCATGACGGCTGTGCCAGTCCATGCCCAAATTCCGCCATACTTTATAGCAAAAACGGTATCTAGGAACTCGTCCTCAAGTCCACCAAGAGAGCCTTCCAAGAGTTGAGTGATGCGCGATAAGGAATCATCCCAAGCCATGCGACCCAAGGTCTCAGGGACATCGGAAGGATTTATGCCCTTCAAGATGTTATATATTCGTTCTAAAGATTCATTAGCTGAATAGTCATAAACTGTCATTTCTTTCCTCCTCAATACAAAGTTCAAAACTAGTTTCAAACCATCTTGCAAATTATATCACGAAATCATTTTAACTTGGAACGGAAAGCAAGTATTTCTAGATATATTTGCTTCTTGGAATGAATAAGAGAATGACAAGAATTACACAAAAGGATCAAATTGTCAATATTTGGGTTGTTCTTATCTCCATCTATATGATGGATGCGAGATTGATTAGAGTTATGTAAATCCACTTTACATAGTCTGCATATATAATTATCTCGCTCTTTAACCTGTATCTTCAATTTCTTAGACCATTTAGTATATTTACTTTCTCCTACAAATCCATTCCAATAAGTTTTTCCTGTGTGAGCAAGAGAAATTTTCTTTCTAGTATCCTCTGAAATAATACGCCCCATTAACCGTTTACTAATACGATTTCCAAATTCATCGGAGGAGATAAGAATGATATTATTAGGATTAATATTTCTAGGATTTCCATCTCTATAGGATACTCTACATCCATTAAGGATTTCCCCTCTATTCGTCTCCCACCACCAACGCGCGTAACACATATTAATACGTTTACCCGTAATTTCATCCTTCCAAAATGCTATATATGCCCCCCTTCGCTTATCCCAAGATTTACCAGCATTCTTTTTTCCTAACCTATTAATCCTTCTAGTAGGAGTACTTGGACTTCCAGCCAATATATAACAGGATCGAGAACAATATTTGCTTTGTCCTTTATCCACTCTCTCCTTTCTACCCTTAAATTCTATCCCACAATATACACAAACTACCTTAACCATTTCATGTCTATCAGATTTCATTTTGTCCTCCTCAATATAAAAAATAAGACGACCAAACCGATCGTCTTATTTATACACTAAAGAGACTACATTGTCAAGGGCAATATACTAAGCAATTACCGTGCATGTGGTCGTGACCCTCCCTGAAAATTGGCTGGTGTACTGACCTTGAGCGCAGCACATCTTGATAACTAAGGCGGTAGCCGCCCAAATCTCAAAGGAAACCGCAGTACAACCAGGAGCTAAATCTTGATAAGCTAATGGAATTTGGGTAATCTTGTAGACCAATGGTTCACCATTGTGGGTCATGCGCAATGCCCAAATATCTGCCTGGAACTGTGTAGTGCTTCCACCAGGAGTACCACGATTGAAGTTATTATCTGCAATAACCATCAAGCGACCAACAGCAGTAGTGACGAAGGATGCGAAGTTAAACCCAGGAACAATCCGATTTCCGTCTTGGAAGTTGATAAGTTGAGAGCCTTGGAAACCAAGTTGGAAATATGCACTCATTACTTCCTGAATTGCCGCAGGATGCCCAAGCAATGCTGTAGGAATAGCACAACCTTCACCTAGCCAGCGATCAAAGGAGATTGCAGAGAATGTGCCTGAAGCAGTATTGCTATTGGTATGGAAGGAACAAGACTGCGCACTCTGCCAGTTCTCGATACCATTAAACTCCAAGGAACGAGTAGAGGTACTACCATTCACCAACATATTGTCCCAACCATTCAGGACAAGGGTCATGCCCAAGCGAACTTCTTTTGCCTTTACATCCCGAATATTCTCACGTTGGAAAGTCCCCATATCATACGCGCCAGGAAGTCCTTCACCCGCAACAGTTCCACCAAGTAATGCACCGATGCCTCCTCTACCAGCGATTGCGGCAGAGTTCATAATGTCACGGACGGACAAAGATTTCTTCACACCAATATTCTTAAGAGTAACATAGAAGTTGTCACCCTCATGGTAATATTGTTCGGGGCAATAACCATCTTGGAATGCCAACCAATAATTAATATTAGAAGATGTACCAGAGGTTAGCCGTAATACATCCATTTCCTGCCAAGTATAAGTACTCAGTTGAGTACGTTCCTCCGGCAGGGCTTTCCACAATGAAATTTCCTCGCACATAGCAAGGATTTCAAGTGGATCAAGAGGGTTAGGATATTGTGCAGTATAATCCGTAGGTTGAGCATAAACTGGATGCATCAAGGGATCAGTATCCCGCTGAACCAATGGTGCTTGCTCTGCTACAAATGCCACTTTTTGTTCTTTATCTTCCCCTAGATTTGCAACTAATTCACCCGCTAAAGGGTTAGTCATTTCAGACCTCCAAAAGTATAGTTAGATTTATTTGGCTGTCTGACGCTGATAACAGCTTAACCAGAGTTTCGCCGTTATTATATCACAATATTTATTGCTTATTGTGTAGTTCTTTCAACAATCTCGCGCACACTAAACAACTTAGGCGTGGCAGATTTCTTTACCTTGTCAAGATAGTCCTGCATCTGTATAGTTGGCGGAATACTGCGCCTTACAGGAACAGGAGGAGCAGTAGCCACAGGAGGTTTATAGTTGCTCATTTGTGCATTGAGCAAATCTAATCGTTGAGCAATTGGCTTCATTACCTCAGTTAAAGCCTCAACCAAACCGGTCTCTTTCTTCTGTTCCTCAGAAATAGGCAGCGCCTGGACAATCTCAGCGATAGTATTGCCAACCTTGGCATAACTACCCTGAATAAGTTGAAGTTTCTCATCGGCAGAACCCTCAGACCTCAAGACCTCATCAAAGTTTGCTCGTAGTTCTGCAAACACTATGTCAAGTGGATGAGGTTCAACTTCCGACTTCTGCATCTCTGCAAGGGCTTCCTGAATTAATACTTTCCATTCTGCATCCGACTTCGGAGTTGGGATACCCTCACTAGAATACATCTTTGTAAGTTTGGAGAGTGCAGCACCACTATTCGGCCCCTCGTACTTATTTCCACGATAACCTCCATGCAAAGCCGCCCAAGCCCCACCCATCAAACCATGATCGGGATTACCTTGGCAGTCTTTCACCCGCAGATGCCATGTAGAAGGTTGTGCAGCATCCTCTACCACAAGATAATGTGAAGAAGGATGAGAACAATCGCCCTCTTTCTTTGTAGTGGCTTCCTCGACTATAACTTTAGCCTTTTCTTCCTCTATCTCGGACTTCTGAGGTGGGATACCTAGTTTCTTCGCTACACAATCAGGATCAACCTCTCCAGTTTTCGCATCTGTGCAGGCAAGTTCGGCTTCCGCCTCAGTCATTTTCGTGGTCGTTTTTTCTTCCTCATCTGCTTTGATAACCAACATTGCCTCACTCTTGCCGACAAGTTTGGCTTCTTTCTCTAGTTCCTCCGCCAGTTCATCACCAACGATACTAGCAGCATCTTGTTTCCGTGTAGTCATTGATTTATCTACCTCCATACTTGTGCGCTTGTTCGCGGGTACGCGAGTAAGTGCTAAGTGTATTAGATGACCTTTCATAAATTCTTTACCTTGTACTTCTTCGCCTTGAGCCGCAGTAATCCAATCTGCTAAACAATCAAGGCAAAATGGAGTCTCCTCCGACCTCATAAACACATTACTATTACTCTTGTGCTTATGCCCATAATCTAAGAATGCAATAGAAATCCGCACTTTATCCGTAGCAGTTTTCCGCTCATCCTTGTATAAATCTTCACATACCGCCCTAAATGCGGCTTCGCCTACTGGACTTTCTGCAAATCTTCCCTTTGCCTTCAGGAATGAACCATCAATATAGACAGCATCCGATGTACCTGCAATACCTTTACCTTCTAGGTCAGGATAATGAGATACAGATAGGTATGGATTTCCACCACCCCATGCTATACTTCTAAAATCTTCGGGAGGCGGTTCATCTGCTTCAATCCTAGAGATGAAATCTTGGAATAGTTCATGGGTCATATTATCACCCATGCTATCCTCATAGACATCAGATGCAGAAGCAAGCCATCGTTTCTCACCGGATGGTTTATCATAACTGGCTTTAGTAATAGTCAGGGAGAACTCAGTTAGTTGGGCTTTCTTGCTCCAGTTACCATTGGCGTCTTCGTGCCAGCCAGCCCCCTTAATAGCAGACCAAGCAGTAGCAGCGGCACAGGCCTCAATTGCTTTTTGATCGCCTTTCTTTTTACATGAACCATTCTTTGCTTCTGTATGTATTCTCTCCCAAAGTGCTTTCCCTTCGGCAGGCAATTTTCCTGTAGGCATTTCTTTACTCCATTAGGATAGTACCAAATTTGTCCTTCCAACCAATCGAGAATATATGCACAACGAAAGATGCAAATATCCCCGTGAAAAATTCAAATATTATTGATATATATCCTAATTGTTATCTTTAGTATGTAAGTTAGTAACTAAGTCAAAAGCCCAAGACCTAAATTCATCATAAGATAAATTTCTCTTTGCATAATTACATATAGAACAACAAGGAACAATATTATCTTCAATATATCCAAGACTATTATTTATTCTATCTATTCCATTGTAAATAATTCCACCATTTCCATTTTGAAGTTTAAAATATCTAGATGGAGGATGATTACAATAGAAACAATTTAATTTTATCATTCCAATAAACTTTTCTTTAGATATACCAAATTCAAGTCCTCTTCTATATGCATTTCTTTTATATACATAATAAAGTTTATTTATTGATGCCGTCCCAATCGGCAATCTTACTATATCTCTATTATAACATCCACAACTTGTTGTATTTTGATTTAATAACTGACTTCCAATCACAATAACTTTACTTCCACAAACACATTTACATTCCCATAATGCTTTGCGATTTTGATTAATTCCAACATAAGAAATTATCTCTAATCGTCCAAAGATCATGCCCGACAAATCATTAACTTTAGGAGGAGGAGTCTTCATGATTTCCAATTACTATTACTCCAAACTTTGCATTTAATCCAATCATAAATATATGCAATACAAAAGAAGAAGCCATACCAGTCAAGACCTCACTAACAAATGGGACATACGAAAATCCTAAACTTGTTAATATATCTACATGCAGAAAATAAGCAAGTCCACTCAATAGATAAATTCCAAGACACAAATCGCAAGACCACAACTTACCCAAAAACCTATCTGGTTTCATTAACTTATCAAAAAAGATAAGTTCCTGAAATGGAAAGGCTTGAGCAATATAGATGATGAGTTTCCCTAACGCTAAATAAGCAAGAAACTTAAGCATCGCGTAATTTTAGAAGGTACAGGAAACCCTGACTTTCATGTTCGGGGTTTCGACCCATATGGGTCACACTAACTACTTCATATCCAGCGTATTCGGTATTCAATATCTGAACTGCATCCTTCAATGCTAGAATACCCATTTCGAGGTTAGCCATATTATTTCCAGCCACCCAAGTCATAAACATACGATAGTATGGCTTCTGATTAGTCATACCATCTGTCATACCAATAGTAGTCTTATTTCCAATTGCCATTTTATTTTTCCTTTACTAAATCATAGATAGTGTCATTTACAAATTGTGCAAACTCAACAATGATGCGATTATGCAGAGCCAAAAGTTCTGCTCGCACACACTCCAAGACATTATTATCATTCATTATTGCATCTACGTCAAGTTCCTCATTTAGTATTGATAGAGATAGATAACGGCGTACACCGGCAATAATGGCTCTCTTTACTTTGTCGGAGATGGTTTCTGATATTTCCTGCCAAGATTTAGCAATTCTAATCTTGAATTTGCGTTCCGCAGATATATCATTGGGAATAGTATCAGGTAGTGATACTATATCTCCCTTTTCATATTTCAACTTGTTACGTTCCTGTAGAATACTTGTCCGACTTTCCCTAAAGGTTGTGTGCAATTCCTTAGCAATTTCCGAAGGTTCTGCACACATCCACCAAGGAGATAACACAGTGTCTAATGAAGATAAGGCAGAGGAGATAGATACGTTTGTCAATTCAGGAATTTCCTCTTTCAGATTTCCCCATAGAACCTCATCATGCCAATCATTCCATGTCTGCATCCCATCATCTTCAAGGATATTCTTGACATTGCTCACTTCAACATAGATAGGAGTAATTGTCGGATAGATTGCTCTAAGTAAGATTGTATCATCCACATCTATGATACTAGCCAAACTATTGCGGATTTCGCCTGTACCGCCTGCGGAGGGAGCAACAGGTCGTCCCAATATACTAGGACGTTCAGCAGGGTTTTTAGAAGGCGCACCAAATGGGGTTGGAGGTTGTGGAGGGACTATATCACTCTTAGGAAGTTTCTCTGGCACGGAAATCGTAATTAATCCATCTGCGACAGTCTGCGTCCGCATTTCTTCGGCAGTAAATACTTGGTCTTTGATGAGCATAGATATTGCAGTTGCATTTGCTAAACGGGCGCGACTAATTGCTACTGATTGCTCATCGTCAAGATCAATATACAATAATTGTAACCAATCAGGAAGCATACGATTAAAGAATGCCTCAATTTTCTTTTTTGCTCTAGCAAATCCTGTCCTACGAGTTCTGCGCTCCTGACGAATAGAACCAGACAATGTTTCTCCACCCGATGAAGATGTCGATTCTCCAATATCGGATAGAGATAATCCATATCCCGCCGCGCAGATAGAGGCATACTTTCCAATTGCTTTATCAAACATTATCTCGCCTGGAGGTCGCGTAAATGGAATAAATGAGATAGGTTTCTCATGTTGATATAGGACGGGGATTTTGAATGGATCAATTCCTTTCAATAAAGTTTGCCAAGATTGTATCCATGCTTCAGCAGATGTTTTCTCCATATCCGCTAAATCCAAAATCCCTACTTGGGGAGTATCCAAAAGGAGGTTCGCATAGTAACGATCTCCCCTAGAAAGTAAAGAAATAGCCAAAAAGATTTTTTCGGGAGGAGGCATCCCCCATCCCTTACGCCTTATCTCTGTCCTAGGGCTATAATATACTCGATTGATTGCATAGTCAGGGAAGTAGACAGGATTGAGAGGATCTTCCTTTAGTCGTTGCTCGACTGGCCAGTCTTTATTTAATGTTGGAGAGCAAGTCCCACCATCCAATAATTCAATCCATTGTAACTTCTCATTTGGCGCATTTCTACCAAGTTCTGCCACACCACCAAAAGGAATATCTAATAAATCCTTCCCAACCCACTCAATAATATCTACATAGTCATAATCGCCGGTGTATTGGAAGAATTTGGTGTAGTAATCAATATCGCTCTTATATTCATCCCGCTTTGTGCTATCTCTTGGTTCTATTTTCCAATCCAATGCAAGGATATAGGAAATCAAAGTTTCTCGACAGATTACAGCGGTAGGTTGGTTGGCTACAAATGCACGCCATATATCAGCCTCTAACCATTCAGGAGTACGCCATGTTGGAATATTACGATCAAGATACGCGGGAAGGGTTAAACTGCGTTGACCTTTTTCTCTAGTTGGTTGTGGTAAACTTGTTTTGACTTTCGGCATTAATTTTGCACCATAGTTGAATTATACCAAATAATTTGCAATTATAAGGGCAAGGAATGGCGGGGTAAGATGTCTCCGATATTAGGATGAAGCGCGTAATAGGAGCGACCTACTATATGCGTCGGAACGACGGCAGACCGTCTTACGAGGCGTCCCTACTCTGTGGATTACACACCCGCCAGTCTATGGAAACCGACTCTGTCTTATAAACAATCCATATTATATCATCTCTATCTACAAACTCAAAAAATCTATTTTTGCCCATTTTTTAATCGGGGCGATAGAATATCTAGCCCCACTTACACTATCTATTTTATCATCATGTCGGCATAAATTGAAACAATTTAGTTGGTTGAAAAATGGTTGTACCCATATCCCATTCACGATAAATATCTTGCCCATCTTCGCCTCAGCAAACCATGTATTTGCCCTCATCACTTTATCCCCTTCAGGACGGTATCCTTCGAGTGAAGAATGTCCAGGTAGTTTATCTCGAAGATAATTGGTTAGTTCAGCTACTTGGTTCTTGCCTCCAGCAGCAGGTTCTTGCTCTACAACTTGCTTTACAAGTTCACCATCAATCCTTGCAGTATCCAAGATATTCTTCTTCAAGTCATCCCAAGCCCAAAAGCCACAGACTTGATCTTCGATATAGAAGGTTTCCTTACCATCCCAAGACATTAATGTTCCTACAGTCTCATCGGGGTCATTTACTTTCTTACCTGTAATCTTCTTCTCTGTGGCGGCTAAATCCCAATACCTGACACGGTGTCTCATACCTTCTGGCGGAGCAGGAATAAGTTTTCCATCAAACCATGAACTATCACCTAATGCACCTTCTTTCTTGACAACTTCACCATAGATTTCCTGTTGTCGTAACCAGCCAGAAGGATATGCTGCAAGCATAGAAGCCATAAATTCTGGAGCTATATTAGCTTGATTATCAAAGATTGTGCCATGAAATGCCTCAATTAATGGACGATTGCCTGCCAACTTCTCAAATAATTCCTTGGCGTCCTCCGGTATATCCATATCTATAAAGAAGGAAGTCGTCCAGTGATCCGCGCCATTAGGAGTAAAGGTTGCCCATGCTTGAGGTTCTTCACCTATCCGCACAGATGCTACGGCAATTTTCCATGATGCTCCATCTGTATCTCTCTGTGCTTCATCATACCAAAGCCAATTTACATTTGGGCCGCGTGCGCTATCAGGGTCTTTCACGCCTTTTACAATTACTTTTACGCCATTTATAAATGACATATTAAAAGGTTGGTTAGGTTGCCATTCTATATTTCTACGATATTTTTGGGATGGAACAACCATATCCCAAGGTATCCATTCTCGAAACTCTGGCCAAGTAGAGATTTTTAAGTTTTCAAAGTCAGGATTGATTACTGTACCATTCTGACCACTCATGATCTTATGGAGAGCTTTTTGTGATCCTCCACAACTTTTTCCGCAGGTTCTTGACCCCCAAAAAGAACTAAAAACTGCCCTAGATAACACAAATCCCTCTTGGTTTTCTGAGGGAATGTATTGTTTTCCATCTAATTTGACAAAGTAGCCTCGACTATCTACAGGCCACTTTTTGTCCATAAATGCGAGTTGCGTAGGCAACCTCATCCCGCGCGAGCGCATCTCCTGTACCATAATGAATAATTTCTTACGTTCCCATGCAGACATTCCCTTATAGACAGATGGGGTCTTTACTAAAGGCATTATGGAGTATCCTCTATATCGAGGCTAAGGCATCTAGGGCAAATTCCTGCACAATCACTAAATACATACTTTTCACATTCCTCACATTTAGTAACCATCCAGCATTGATGCTTTCGGCATACCAATTCGGATTTCTCCACCAATTCATATTCACCGAGACAGATAGGACATTTTGTTCTACTCATTAGCTTCAAATTTTACAGTATTATCCACTCCAGACAATAATTGTAAAACCTCCTCTTGTAATTGTTCATCACTCATATTCAACATCTTCTCAAGGGCAGAAGATA